ACATCGGGGACACGACGGAGGGCTGGAGGGTCTACAGAGTGCGGGCGGAAGGCGGACCGAGCGGGTACGTCGTGGTGCCCCCGAAGTGACGGTCTTTGAACCCCGCCCCTAATACCAATACATAGTGTATTAGTGTGTTTGTGGCTCCCCCTCCCCCGTCAGGGGGTTGACGTCAACAGTATAGCGTGAGAGAGTCAGTTCGGGCGGCTTCCGCGTAAAATACTTCCGAGGAGACGACGATGCCGGGAATCATGGACGGGTGGGTTGAAGTTCGGAGCGAGCGTGACCGCCTGCTGTGCGAGAACGCGGTACTTCGAGACCAGGTCGCCAGGTTCGAGGCCCGCGTCAAGGAACTCGAGTCCGAGGTCGCCAACCTCCGGAGGTACGTCACGGTCTAACCCTTCTCCCAGGAAGACCCGGAGGGCACGGCGATGGGCAAGGTGGTACAGACCTGCGTCAACCCCGAGTGCGGTAAGGCGATGGGGGTCCAGAGCCGGGGCCTGTGCCGCGACTGCTGGAGGGTGCCGGAGATATGGGAGAAGTTCAGGCACTTGTACCCCGCACGGAAGCAGGGGGAAGACGTTACGATGGAGGACCTGGACCGTATCGAGGCCGAGCAGAGGCTGTGTCTGCCCACGTGGTGGAAGGACGAGAAGCCGGAGGACGAGGGGGACGACGCACTCGACGAGGGTGCGGTGCCGTGGGTAGTGCCCTACGTCGTGCTCAGGCAGAGCAGAGTGGACCGCAAGGGGAGGGACCGTTAGATGCCCGTCAAGCCACTGGTGCCGTACTGGAGCGACGACCGCACGACCCTCTACCACGGGGAGGTCCGTGACGTCCTGCGCCGCATGCCCGAGAGGAGCGTCCAGTGCGTCGCCACGTCCCCCCCGTACTGGGGCCTGAGGGATTACGGAGTTGATGGTCAGCTCGGTGCTGAACCGTCCCCGGACTGCGGCACCCAGGGCAAGGTGCAGTGCGGCCGGTGCTTCGTGTGCTCGATGGTCGGTGTGTTCCGGGGACTGTGGCGGGTGCTCCGGGATGACGGCACGTGCTGGCTTAACCTCGGGGACTCCTACACGAGCGGCGGGCGATCGAGCATGGGGCCGCAGAACGGGAAACAACAGTCCCACGAAGGCAGCATCGGACAGCCGCGACCGAACGCCCTACTTCCTCCAGGAAACCTGGTAGGCGTCCCGTGGCGTGTCGCGCTGGCACTCCAGGCGGACGGGTGGATCCTTCGGCAGGAGATCATCTGGGCGAAGCCGGCACCGATGCCCGAGAGCGTCAAGACCCGGTGCACCAAGGCCCACGAGCAGGTGTTCCTCCTGGCGAAGACGCGGGGGTACTTCTACGACAAGGACGCAATCGCGGAACTAGCCAAACACGGCGAGGCATTTCACGGCGACTACCACGCTCCACACCAGGACGGAACTACGCAGCAGATCAGTAAGAGAAACGGTCGTAAGGACGGGACGACCAACCAAATTGTGACGGCCAACAAGCGGTCGGTGTGGACCGTGCCGTCGTCGGGGTACGAGGGGGCACACTTCGCGACGTTCCCGCCGGCCCTCGTCGAGCCTATGATCCTCGCGGGGACGTCCGCCCACGGCGCGTGCTCGGGGTGTGGTGCACCGTGGCGGAGGGTGGTCGAGTCGGAAAAGCTAGTGCGTGACCGTCCGAACGAGTACGTTAAGCGTACCGGGGCCTCGGGGACGGGCAACTCGTGCGGAAACACGGTCGCCGGGGTACGGAGTACGACCACGGGATGGGAGCCGACGTGTGGGTGCGTGGAGGCGGGGGTGGTGCCGTGTACGGTACTCGACCCGTTCGTGGGCAGCGGGACGACGTGCTCGGTGGCCGCGTACCACGGCCGGAGGAGCGTGGGTATCGACCTGAACGAGGAGTACCTGCGGGACCACGCCTCGGTCCGTGCGGCCCGCGGGCGGTACGAGGGCAGCGCGAAGGTGCGAGGGGTGAAGCCCAGACTCTAGGAGAAGACGATGAGGGTATTCGAGAACAGTGCGGACGGGACCCGGCGGTACGTCGCGGCGGGGGTGGCTGTGGCCGACCGACAGCGGATCAGTGTGACCCCGCTGAGGGAGGAGGACAACCGGCTCGTACCTTCGGGCATCCCGGTGGACTGCGAGGAGGTGCTGGTGACCGACGGCCGGGACACGTACCTGGTGCTGGGTAGGTTCCCGATCGACGTCCGCATCGACGAGCACGGGACCGAGCGTCCGGTGTGCCATGCCTCCCTGGGGGAGGGGTTCACCGAGACCACGCTAGGGCTGATGCGACGAAAGGTACGGGAGACGTTCGCCAGGATGCTATCGAAGTAGTACGAGGTTATACTCCGTATTAGTAGACCAACACACCATTAGTGGATCGTGGTGAACGATGGGTGGTAAACGTGTCAAGAACAAAGCGGCCGATGCCACTTTGATCGCGGTGCAAAAGCGACAGGAAAAGGTCGCGGAGCTGTACGCTTCGGGCTGGCCTCAGTCCAAGATCGCCAGCGAACTCAAGGTCTCGCAGCAGCTCATCAGCCTTGACCTGAAGTCGCTGCGTGCGGCGTGGGCCGAAAACTCCATGTGGTCGATGAACGAGGCGGTCGGGCAGCAGCTCGGCAAGCTGGACCTGGTGGAAATGAGGGCGTGGGAGTCGTTCGAGATCAGCATGAAGGGTCCGCCGCGTGCGGTCAAGGACGACGCCGGCAACCCGACCGGCGAGTTCGAACCGTGGGAAAGCCTGCCGAGTCTGTTCCCCGGCGACCCGAAGTACCTGGAGATCGTGAAGGACTGCGTCGAAAAGCGGTGTAAGATATTCGGCATCGGCAAGGAGGACAAGGTCCAAAACAACACCGTGAACGTGATCGGGGCGGACTTCTGGGACCGGGTGGCCGGGCCTAGTAAGACGCAGGACGTCGAGGATATCATCAACGCGGAAGAGGCGAAGGCGATCGGCCCGAGGGTCGTGAAAACCGAGGAGGGGTAACATGGGTCACGAAGTCAGCCAAGAGTTCAAGGACTTCATCGCGGAGTACGCCGGCAAGAAGATCAAGGTCCACTACGACGAGGACGAGGACTGGTACTGGGTCGGCGTCAAGGAAAAGTACCACGGCATGGTCTCCGAGATGCCGATCGCGTCCGGGATGCGGAAGGAAGTGGCCGAGACCCTACTGCGACTTATCGAGGCCGTGCGATGACCGACGGCGAACTGCTCTACGACGCCATCCTCGACAGCCCGAACGAAGACACCCCGAAGGCGATGTACGCCGACTGGCTGGTCGAGAACGACGGTACTCAGTCTTGTCCCGCCTGTAGGGGTGGGCTGTGGTGCCCAAAGTGCTCCGGCGAGGGGTGTTCAGTGTACGGTGGCATCTGTCTAACAGATTACTGTGACACGTGTAAGAACGAAAGGAAAGTGCCCAACGGGTACAGGGTCCGAGCTGAGTTCATCCGCCTGCAGATGGCCGACCCGAAGTTGAACGTGAACCCGTGGACCGGGTACTTCAAGATCTGGTTCGCGCCGCTCCTCGAGGGCCACGGGACGTATGTGTTCAACGAGCGGGGCGTGGGCGAGATAGAGTTCCCGAACGACGACCTGGTGGTGGTGGTGCGGAACGGGTTCGTGTCCGAAGTCCAGTCTAATCGAGGGTGGTTCACCGACCGCCACAACGCCGCCCGCCTCTTCACCCAGCCGATAGCCAAGGTGGTTATCGCCGACCCAGGGTACTTGGGGTTCACCCATCCGGCTATGACGACCGTCAGGGTGGGCATGGAGTCACACTACCCGGCGTCACTACGACGCGCCCTCGGTGAGGACCCCCGCCTCGAGCGGTTGTACGACACCCGAGCCGAAGCCGACCAAGCGCTGAGTGACGTGTGCGTGGACTTCGGCCGCAGGTGCCACACGTCCCTGCTGCGCCGGACGAGCGCGCAGGTCGTGCCGATGTCGTTCGCCGGGGCCGTGGAACCGGAGTAAACATGCCTAAAGTCCCCGACCTGACCCACCTCGCCCGAGACCCGGAGAAGCTGTTCCGGTTCCTGTGGCCGCAGGACACGTACTACCCGAAGCAGTGGTCGGTGGTAGAGAGCGTGTGGTTCAACAAGACCACCGTGGTCCCGGCCGGCAACAAGCTCGGCAAGGACTTCATCGCCGGGCGCATCATCGTCGCGTTCTTCTTGAGCAGGAGGCCGTGCCGCGTCGTGACCACGTCCGCCACCGACGACCACCTGGTGGTGCTGTGGGGGGAGATGAAATCGGCGATCGCGGACGCCGCCGCGCCCCTGCTACAGCCGGACGGAGGGCCACTGATCCTCAAGCACCGCGAGATCGAGATACTGCGGGACGGCAGGAAGTGCCCGAAGTCGTACATCAAGGGTATGGTGGCGACGCCGGACACGATCGCGGCCATGCAGGGGCACCACATCGCTCCGACAGGCGACGGCATCCCTAGGACGTTGTTCGCCGTGGACGAGGCCAGCAGCGTCCCCGACCAGTACCACGAGAAGGCTTACACGTGGTACGACCGTGGGCTGATCATCGGGAACACCTGGCCGTGTCAGAACTTCTTCTTCCACATGGTCGAGGGCCAGCCGGGGGGCATGCCGGGCGGGGACATACCCCGCGAGGACGGCGAACCCGGCTACCTGCGTAAGGTCATCCACATCACGGCGACCGACTCCCCGAACGTGCGGTTCGCCCTGGCCGAGAAGAGGCGCGGTAAGAAGCCGAGCAACCGCATTCTGGTGCCGGGGGTCAAACCGTGGGACCTGTACCGCGACGAGCTGAAGATGCTCGACCCGCACCAGCGCAGCGTGATCCACGACGCCAAGTTCTACAAGGGTGCCGAGATCCTCATGTTCCCGGACGACCGGCTGAAGGCGTCGGCGGCGTTCTACCAGCACCTGAGGAGGGAGGGCACCCGCCTAAAGTCCAAGGCCGCTGGCATCGACCCCGGCGAGGGCGGGGACAACTCGGCGATGGTGGCCGGCGAGGAGCGGGGGGTGACGGCGTGGAAGGGGTACAAGACGCCGAACACCAACCAGCTGTACCTGGACACGAAGGAGTTCGTAGCAGTCAACCGCGTTCCGTGGGACATGGTGTTCATCGACCGCGGGGGTGGCGGCAAGCAGCTCGGGGACCGGCTCGTGGCCGAGGGCTACCCGGTCCGGCTCGTCTCGTTCGGCGCACCGCCCACACCCCCCGTACGACCCCCAGGAAGTGTCGGCGTGGACCTGCGGAGTACGGACCAGGACAACCGCCTCGCGTACAAGTCCCGTAGGTCGCAGATGTACGGGATCATGATGAACGTGTTCGACACCGACGGGTCGCACGCCAGCGAGTACGGGGGGTTCGGCGTCCCTCCCAGTTTCGCCGCACGAGTGTTCCCTCAGCTCAGCCCGATCCCGAAGGTGCGGGACAGCGAGGGCGTGCTAACTCTGCTGCCCAAGAACCGCACCCCGCTTACGCCCAAGAACCAGAAGACCCTGGTCGAGCTGATCGGGCACAGCCCGGACGAGGCGGACGCGCTGGCCCTCATGTTGTACGGTCTGTTCGGGGCCGACCCCGTGGTGACCGCCGGCGCGATAAGCTACGACGACGAGACGGAGGCGGCGGTCCTCACGTCGCAGCGTGCGAGGGACCAGTTCGGTGACAAGCACCCGACCGGCGACCTCGACGTGGGCGCGATGTACGACCCGTTCGAGGGGATGTTCGATCATGAGTGACCGAACGTGGTACAAACTCACCGACTGGAACCGCAGCACCGGAGGCTTCTTCGTCGTAGATCATTCGCCGGGTCAACCCGCTACTTGTGAACTGTCATGGGTGGATTCTTGCGGGCGAGAAAAGTCCGTCACAACCGAGGCGGAAACCGACGAAGTAGCGGTTCAGCTGGCACTTTCCCGCGTCGGCCACGGTATAATCTTCGGCTCGTAAACCACACCCGCCGCAGCACTTACGAGCACCCGCCAATGTCTTTCAAGTCGTTCACGCCCCGCGCCGCCGCCACCGCCCTCCGCACCTATGCCCGCCCGAAGAATACCGGGGGGCTGGAGCACTGGACCCAGACGATCACCCGATCGACGGTTGACCACCACGAGAATCTGTGGGTCGGTGCGGGCGGCACGCCGGACATGGCCGAACTCACCGAGCTGGCCCAACTGGGCGACCATCGGAAATCGATGGTCGCCGGACGTACCCTGTGGCTCGGGGGCACCGAGTACGCCACGTCCCGCCCGTGCTGCCAGTTCAACTGCTCGGCCCTCGTCATCTCGTCCGTGTACGACTTCGTGGACGCCGCGTGGCTGCTCCTGAACGGCAGCGGGGTGGGGTTCCGGCCGAAGTCCGGCACGCTCCACGGCTACCCGCGGCACATCAGGCTACAGGTCGTACCGAGTCACCGACCCGCCGAGTTCCGGGGTCCGGACGACAACAAGGAGACGCCCCCGACGGCCAACAACAACTACACGTGGACCATCAAGGTCGGGGACAGCGCGGCGGCGTGGGCCAAGGCCCTGGGGAAGCTGTTCAACGGCGGGTCACGGAACGCCAAGGTGCTCGTGTTCGACTGCTCGGACCTGCGCGGACCTGGGGGGCGACTCAGCGGGTACGGGTGGATCTGCAACGGGTTCGCCCCGCTCGCCAAGTGTGTCGAGGGCATCCACAACACACTGAACGAGAAGTCCGGCCAGCTGCTGGACGAGATCGACATCATGGACTGCGTGAACCGGGTCGGCGAAGTGCTCAGCTCCCGCCGGTCGGCGCAGGCGTGCGAGCTGGACTCGGAGCACCCGCTCGAGCCGCAGTTCGCTCGGGCCAAGGAGGAGTACTGGCGAAACGGAAACGGGCACCGCCGTCAGTCGAACAACAGCGAGCTGTTCTGGTCGAAGCCGAGTCTGGCCCGCATTCTCGAGATCCTGGTGTACGCGGACCAGTGCGGCGGGGATCCGGGGATCGTGAACGCCTCGGCCGCGAGACGCAAGTGCCCGTGGTTCGAGGTTTTCAACCCGTGTTTCGAGATCATGCTCGCGAACTACGGGTTCTGCAACCTCGTGACCAACTGTCTCCCCCGGTTCGGTCGTCCGGGTGCGAGCCTCGAGCGGGCCATCTGGCTGATCGCACGGGCCAACTACCGACAGACGTGCGTGGACATGCGGGACGGGGTACTACAGCCCGGCTGGCACCAGGCGAACGAGGCCCTGCGGCTGTGTGGGGTGTCGCTCACCGGGATCGTGCGCAGCGAACGGTACATGACCGACTACACGATCCGGAGGTTGAGGAACGCGGCCACGGCCGGCGCGTACTCGATGGCGGACGAACTGGGGCTACCACGCCCGAAGGCGATCACCACCCTCAAGCCCGAGGGCACGGCGTCGAAGGTCATGGGCGGGTACGACGTGGGGGAGATACCCGAGGGCATGCACCGCCCGCTCGGGAAGTACATCTTCAACTGGATCAACTTCGGGGTGAACGACCCTATCGCCGAGCACGCCCGCGCAGCCGGGTACAGGGTGATCCCGAACCCGCAGGACCCGAACAACGTCCTGGTGTGCTGGCCGGTCGAGTACGACGGGATCGACTTCGACGACGCGAACGGGACGCCGGTGAACCTCGAGCCGGCGGTCTCCCAGCTCGAGCGATACCTGCGGTGGAACAACCTGTGGGCCGACCACAACGTGAGTGCGACAATCAGTTACTCGCTCGAGGAGCTGCCCCAAGTGGCCGAGTGGGTGTACCGTAACTGGGACAACGGGTACGTGGCGACCGCGTTCCAGCGCCGCATCGACCCGACGATGACGCCCGAGGACGTGGGCCAGCCCTATCTCCCCCAGGAAGTCGTTGGCAAGGGTAAGTTCGACGACTACCGCAAGGGCCTCGCCGAGATCGACTGGGACGCGGTGGCCGACGACGGCGTGCACGACATGCCGACGGGCGATCGTAACTGTAAAGACGGGGAGTGTGCGGTGCGATGAAGGACCACAACTGGTTCGTTGATCTACTGTGGCTACTGTTCAGGCTGTGGGTCGGCGGAATTCTGCGGAAACGCGGGCTGATCCGACCCCGCCCCGCCCGGACGCGGTATAGTACCGAATTCGTACACGGAGGGCCTGCGATGAGTCCGACGATCGTCGAAGATGACGGGCGGATCGTGGTCAACTGTCCCGTGTGCCTCAGGGTCAAGTGGTTCCACACCACCTGCCACCACGGCCAGTGCCCCCCGCCGAGGGACGACGACTCGGACGTGCACGCCAACCCGCCGAGGCAGGGGAGGGTGAAGCCGGCGAGCGAGCAGTACAAGGAGAAGAACCGAGACCTCCACCGGCCGAGACCGGAGTACGGCGGTGAGAGTTGAACCAAGGGCCGTTCGTCTATGTAGTAAGACTCCACCTAAGACGTGGCGAACCGGGTGCAAGTCCAGCAGGCCCTCTCGCCCAGATTCGTAATAGCTCCGAGGAGATTCGAGATGAGGGTCGGTAACTTCAGCGTGGTGATTCCCGAGGGCAGCGAGAGGGAGACGGGGTACGTCGGCCTCCAGCACGGCAAGCAGTACACGGTCCGGATGATGTCACACGACCACCGCCGGTGCGACGCGGTCGTGACCATCGACGGGAAGGAGATCGGGACGTTTCGCATCCACGGGCACCAGTCGTTCACCCTGGAGCGGTCGCCCGAGGACCACGGCCGGTTCACGTTCTACGCGGACGCTACCGAGGAGGCGACCAAGGCCGGCATCGCCCTAGTGCCGAACGAGAGCCGGGGGCTGATACAGGTGCGGTTCGTACCTGAAAAGTACCACCCGCCGGTGTTCCGAGGAGGTCCTGGGGGTCAGTCGGTTAGTCGAGGCTGGGACCAGGGCTATGGTGCAGGTTCGCTCCGGTCAATGGGGTTCACCCCGGACCGCGAGGAGAAAACGAGCGGCGGCATCACCGGGCTGTCCGGCCACAGCAGCCAACAGTTCACCGAGGTCGGTGCGATGCCCCTCGATGAGTCTGAGGCCGTGACCATCAGCATCCGCCTCGTGTGCGTGCCAGACGGCCCCCGCCCGCTGAAGGCCGCGACCGAGGTGGCACGCGGTAACGCCGTTCCCCCGCCGGTCGGATAACACGAACCGGAAGCCTTCGTAGCTCAGCGGCAGAGCGGCGACCTCTAAAGTCGCGCGACGCGGGTTCGATCCCCGCCGAAGGTTCTCGCCCCATTGTAGGAAAGGAGAACGAAATGACGTAGCTACGCCGGATCGCTCTCCTCGCGGAGACGACGATGAAGACCCAGGTGAAGGCGTTGAAGGTGAAGATCAAGAGTCTCGCGGCCGAGGCGAAGATCATCCGGCTCGAGGAGCGGAAGGTGCTCGGGTGGAAGAAGCCCGACGGCGACCTGTATCGCAGCCTAAGAGAGCACCGCATCACGGACGTGCGTAAGGATCAGCGGGCGTCGATGCCGGCTTACGGGTACATCCGGGGCGTGCCGTACTCGGCGATCGAGAAGCCGAACCAGGACAACCCTCCCGACCTGGCCCGAGTCCGGCAGCTGGTGACGAAGTTCGGGAGCCTGCCCACGACCCAGACGTGGGTGTGTAGGGCTGAAGACCTGGAGGCGTGGCGGACTACCGTCGTGACGCCCGCGAAGAGCTGACCGAAAGGGTTCCATGAGTGACCGAAAGAGCCGCATCGCCGGGGTGCCCGCCACGCCGGAGTTCACCGCGAACGAGCGGGAGCTGGACGCGATCGGACAGATCGTGGCGAACATCTCGTCTATGCGGGGCGAGTTCTGGAAGTCCCTCATGGACCCCCGACGTGACGTGTACGCCGAGTGCGGATACCCCCGCGCCGGCAACGTCACCGCGGACATGCTCCAGACCCTGTACGACAACGAGGCGATCCCGGCCCGAGTGGTCGAGGTGCTGCCGAAGGAGTGCTGGCAGGTCACCCCGACCGTGTACGACGAGGAGTCGGACGAGGTCACCCCGTTCGAGGAGGCGTGGGACAACCTCGGCAAGCAGCTGCGGGGCGAGCAGTCGTTCTACAAGGACGAGGAGGGCAGCCCGGTCTGGGATTACCTCCAGCGCCTCGACATCATGGCCGGGATCGGTCAGTACGGCGTGCTCCTCATCGGGTTCGACGACGGCGAAGACCTGATGATGCCTGTGAAGGGTCTCGAGGAATCTGGCAGCCAGCCCGTGGACGCCGACCGGCCGAGGGAGGAGTACCCGGCCAACGACAAGGGTACGGACACGACCGGCGGGAAGAAGCAGCAGGACGGGTACACGCCCGCCTACCCGACGTACTCCGGCCGCAAGACGGGGACGAACAACGCCCTGACGTGCAACGGACGCCCGGTCGAGTACCGACGCGAGAAGTACAAGCTCACGTCGAACCTCGTCTACAACGCCTTCGCCGCACCGCCCGAGCCGGACACCAGCGCGGGGTCGGACGGGTCACCGATCGGGCCGGACGGCAAGCCCAAGGCCCCGAGCGGCGACAAGCCCGTGGCCGGGAAGGGCAAGAAGATCCTGTACCTGCGGGTGTTCCCCGAGAGCCTGGCCCAGGTCACACAGTGGGAGACGAACCTCGACTCGCCCCGGTACGGCCAGCCGGTCATGTACCAGATGACGTTCGGCGACCCCCGCACCGTGACGGGCATGACGGCCCCACCGAACGTGACCCGCAACGTCCACTGGACCCGGTGCATTCACGTCCCGTCGGACGGCGCGCCCACCAGCAACGAGGTGCTCGGCCGCAGCCGCATGGGTCAGGTGCTCCACCAGTTGATGAATCTGACGAAGATGTACGGGGCGAACGGGGAGGGGTACTGGAAGGAGGCGTTCGGCACGCTCGTGCTCAAGACCCAGGCGGCGGCGGGGGTCAACCCTCGGGTCAACAAGCCGGCCCTGCGGAACATGGTCGAGGCACTGCAGATGGGCCTCCAGCGGGAGCTGATGCTCCAGGGCATGGACGCCGAGATGCTCGCCCCGAACCTCACCGACATCACACCCCATAAGGACGCCCAGCTCGAGGCGATCTGTATCAAGATCGCGGTGCCGGTGCGGGTGTTCAAGGGCAGCGAGCGGGGCGAGTTAGCCTCCTCACAGGACGACGCGAGCTGGAACGACCGACTGCGAGGCCGACAGCGCAGCTGGATCACGCCCCGCATCATCGTCCCGTTCGTGGACCGCCTCATCCTGTGCGGGGTGTTGCCGAAGCCTGTGGGCGGGACGAGGAAGCCGGCCAAGCCCAGCATGATCGCGCCGGGATTACCCGCCGACGCCGCGCCTCCGACCGAGGGTGCAAAGACTCCAGGCGACGTGCCGGACCCGGAGAAGCTCGGCACCGACGGGATGGCCGAGGACCTCTCCGAGCCGACGAATAAGCCGGTGCCCGTGGCCAACGCCTTCCCGCCGAAGAAGGCCGCGCCAGCCCCCGGTAAGTCAGCCCCACCCTCCTCCCAAGCTCCTTCGTCGCAGGCTTCGTCGGAAGACTCGGTGCCGGACTCCGAGGGGCAGTCGATCGAGGACATGGTTAACGAGGGCGTGGGCACCGAGGAGACCGGGGCCGAGATGCCCGCCGAGGAGCAGGAGGATCCGGGGTACTGCGTAGAGTGGCCGGACCTGGACTCGCAGACCAAGTCCGAGCAGGCCACGATCGCCCAGGGGATGACGACGGCCCTCGCCGCATACGTCAGCGGCGGACTCGACGCCCTCATCAGCCCCAAGGACTACCTCACGCGGGTGTGCTACTTCGACGAGTCCGAGGTCGACGCCATGCTCGCCAACACCGAGCTGGTGAAGCAGCAGAAGGCCGAGGAGGAGGCGGCGGCTGCGGAAGAGGCGATGGCTCAGCAGGCGAAGATGATCGACGAGGGCCTCGCGCCAGACCCGACCGACCCCGAGCAGATGCAGGCTCTCGGTCAACCGCCCGGCGGCGGGTTCCCCCCGAAGCCCGGAGGTCCGCCGGCACCCGGTCAGCCGCCCGCCGGCCCGAAGAAGCCGTTCCCGCCGAAGGGTCCGGTCGCGAACTATGACCCCTCCCAGCCTCGCGACGCCGACGGCAAGTTCGGATCGGGGGGCGGGTCCGTGAAGTGGGGCACGGACACTAGAACGGGTCCGGGGACTGGGTTCCACCCTAAGTCCAAGCACGTGAACGACCCGGACGCGGCGGCCCAGTTCGTGGGGTTGAAGAGCAGGGACGACTTGGCGTCCGTCGCCGGCGTGTCCGGAGGTGTCTGGGAGGTGTCCGTAGGATCCGGGGAGTTCAACGGACAGAAGTTCACGGAAGTGCTGTCTAGGCACGCCAACGGGGCGTTCAGTAGAAGAACGATCATTCGTGACGCCGACGGATCACTTCTACTGTCCAACAACGAATTCAACGTGCCGGAAAAGGCCCGAGGTAAGGGGTTCGGTGCCAGCGTCTTCTCGTCGCAGGTGGCGTCCGCCAAGCAACTGGGGTTTAAGGAAATCCGTACCACCGCCGCCGGTGACGGCCCGGAGTCCGGCGGAGACGGCGAGTACAACGGGTACTACACGTGGGCCAGAATGGGGTACGACGGCAACCTGAACTCGGACGCCAAAGACCTGTTCCGCAAGAAACTCGGTCTGGGATTGAACGACACCCCCGATAGAGTCAGCGATGTGTTGGGCAGACCGGGAGGTGTTGCACTGTGGAAGAAGTACGGACACGAGTTCAGTGGGGTGTTCGACCTGAGTGATGGCAGCTACTCCATGAAAGTCCACGCCGCGTACCTCGAGGAGAAGAGGAAGGCGAAGCTGACGGGCAACTCCCTTAACGGTCCCGGCGACGACCCCGACCTGAGTGCGGACGACGACGCGGCCCTGGACCGGGTCTGGGCGAAGCGAAGTCCGGTCGCGAACGAGTACACGCTCGTGGGGGACGAGTGGGTTTTGAACACCAACTGCGGGGTCAGCGAGAACGGGTTCAAGAAAGGCAATACGTGCGCCGTAGGATCCGGTACGGCGATCGAAGACTTTCTACCCAATCCGAAGGAGTGGAAGTCTTACCTGGAGGAACTGCACGTAAATTCCGCCGGCGAACTCGGCCACGACCCGAAAGACCCGTTTCAACTCACAAACCTGTGCTGGAAGGCTTCCGAACACCTCCAGACCATTCTCAAGTCCAAGGGAGTGGAAACGTCAGTGGTGGACGGAACCTATGAATCTAAGCACGGCGACGGCGGGGTCCACACCTGGCTGGTCACGAAGAACGGGACGGTGATCGACCCGACCGAGGCCCAGTACATCGGCGGCGGCGAGGTCGGTGATATCTCGATACACCGGAAGGGTTCGACCGGGGCCTCTCGATACCAGCCCGACAAGAACACACTTAACTCGTTCTGCGCGACCGGCGAGGGTGGCGGAGTAGACCCCAGCTGCAAGCCTGCGGCGTCTAGCGGTGTGGTCATAAATGTGACCGACGCACACGGTCAGCAGCACGCCCCACCCGGCTCACCGGCCGGAGGACAGTTCACGAGCGGCGGGGGCGGAGGTCAAGCCCCGTCCTCAACCGGCACGGCCCACACGACCGACGCGGCCAAGGGGGGCGGGAGCCACGGCAAGGTCGAGGTAGGTGGTAACGGCGCGGACCCCGAAAAGGTGCGGGCCGTCATCAAGGCGACGTTCGGGAAGGACGTGGACCCGAACCTCATCGCCAAGGCCTCGAACCTGGACGTCGGCGGGTCGGTCAAGATCGGCCTGTCGGCTACCGGGAAGATGCTGCACGTGGAGACGACGAATCCGGGTGGGTTCGCGATCCGCCAGTTCTACCGGAGCGGCAACGACGTGGTGGTGCACAACGACACGTTCAAGAACAACCTGCAGGGCGGCGGCAAGGGGCGGAAGGGGGCGGACATCCTCGCCGACCAGGTCAAGGCGTTGAAAGAGATCGGCGTCACCAAGATCGAGACCCACGCCGCACGCCTCGACTCGAAGGACCCGAACACCAAGCTGGTCGGGTACGCGGTGTGGCCCAAGCTCGGGTACGACGGCACCCTCAAAGACGAGCAGTTCGACAAGCTGCCGGAGCCGATCAAGACCGCGATGGGGTGGAAGAAGGGCAAGCTGTTCGGGGCCGTCGGGGGCGTGAAGGGCAGCCGCAGCCTACAGGACCTGTACGACGTCCCCGGCGGGCCGGAGGCGTGGGAGAAGCACGGCAGCGGGATCGACGCCCACTTCGACCTGAAGGACGGCAGCCGGTCGATGAAGAAGCTCGAGGCGTACCTGAAGAACCGAGACGCGAAAGCGAAGGGGTAAGTGATGGCAAAAGCACCCGCACAGGCAACTAAGCCCGCGCCCACCGAGGACGCTATGGCGACCGCGACCAAGATGTACGAGGAGTACGTGGTGCTCCGGGCGAAGACGCAGGAAGCCCAGGCCGCTCAGGACGCCAAGCTCGAGGAGATGAACGCCTTCGCCGCCGAGAACGGGCTGGGCGAGGACGAGCCGAACCTGGAAGTCGCACCGGAGGCGTGACGTGAAGACGCGAACGCGGAAGAAGCTCCCGAAGCCCAGCCCGAAGACCTCGGGCATCCTCCGAACCGACCCCACCCGGACGACCGTGCTCCGGGCGACGTTCGCGTCGTCGTTGACGGCTGCGTTCGCGGCCGTGTCGAAGACGGTCACACGAATAGTAGCCGAGGAGGACGGGTTCGGTCTCAAGTCGCAGCCGGTAGCCAACAAGGAAGGCCCGCACCACTCGACTTCGTCTCGTCACACGTTCGCGTCCACCCACTTCGTGATCGAGGACGAGGCGATCCTCCGCGCCGTGAGGGAGATGCAGGCACGGATCGACCCCGCCGACGTGGTGGAACTCGAGGACCGGCCGCACGTCACCGTTCGGTACGGGCTGGACCCGTCCGACGCCTCGCCGTTTCGGGTCGAGAACCTCATCAAGCACTCGGGTCCCGTGTTCGCCACGACCGGCCCGCTCTCGTTGTTCACGTCCACGAACAACGTCTTCTGTTCTACCGGACCTGGAGGTGGGGTGGACCCGTCGTGCGGATCGAGCGACAAAAGTAACACCCCCAAGGTGCATGGGGTATGGTCCCCCGAGATGAGAGACGACCGTTACACCAAAACTCTGATTGAGAGCGACCAAGTTTCTGACAAGGTGGTCAAGAAGAAGATAAAAGAGGTGACGCCGGGGGGTAAATGGCCGTTCCCGCCCGTGGCTGTGATCCGCACGTCCGGTACATACGACCTGAAGGACGGACACCACCGCATAGAGGTAGCGAGACGACTAGGGGTCGCAATCATCCCCGCGACGCTGGTCGATCCGAAAGCATTCGGGCACACCCGGCCAGTGAACACGTTCGTCGAAGTGAGTCCCGACGGGCGCGATAACAAAGTGGTACAGCCCGACAACGAGAACCTCCCCGTCATACAGGTGACCGTGCCTGAGAATAGGCCGCGTAAGAAGCTCACCACCAACTCCGAACCCAAACCGGACGTCCTCAAGGTCACGGTTGTAGGGTGGAAACTCCACGACCTGAACCGTAAGCTGAAGGCGATCGAGCACACGGAGAAGTTCCCGACGTACCAGCCGCACATGACCGTGGCGTACCTCAAGCCGGGTACGGGGAAGAAGTATTTCGGACTACAGCAGTTCCTCCCGCCGGGCACCCCGCTCCGGTTCACGAAGCTCGCGTACTCGGACACGGACCGGCACGAGACGGACGTGACGTTGAACGTGTTCTGCGCGACCGGCGAGGGAGGGGGTGTCGATCCCACTTGCCCCAAAGGTGGAACGAACCCAGGTAGTCGTCCTCTTCCGCACCCCACGAACGCTTACGACGAAGACGCCGACGGCAATAGCCTGCTGAAGCAGAACGTCGCGTACGACCACAAACTCTCTCTGGCGGAGATCAGTCGGGCCGAGTCCGCGATGGTGTCCAAGCAGTCGTGGGACTGGGCCAAGGATCGGCGGATCATGAACCTCCTAGCCGACGAGTCGAGGCTGGACAAGGAAGTCGTAGTGTCACGCGGGCTGGCGTTCGACACCAAGGAGAAGGCAAAAGAGTACGCGGACAAGCTGGCATCGAAGGGCTGGTACGAGACGCGGAAGGGGGATACCGACCCGATCGAGTCCTTCACTACCTCACAGGAAATTGCCGAGCGGTTCGCTCACAAGCAATCGGCACAAGTGATGCTCGGCGACCGAGACGCCCACGGAGTGATCCTTGAGATAGAACCTGCGAAGCGTGGGACCAGGGGGTATCCGTTCGGGGTCGAGGCCGAGGTCGCTCTACCTCGAGGACAGGCTTATAAGATTAGGGGCATCGAGGAACGTGTCAGCGGAGCGTTCACCACCTACGTCGTGAAGATGTCCCACGACACTTCGGTGTTGACGGCTAACACCCGCTGGTCCGGCCAACCTCCCTCCCAGAAGGTCAACTCGTTCGGGTCGTGGCTCAACGCCCTCGTCGCCCAGACCGTGACCGGCCCGAAGGCGAAGAACGCCTGGGACGTGTACCTCAAGACCGGGTTCAAGAAGGGCGTGACGTCCTCGTACACCGACGTTACGAAGGCGAGTAAGGCCGGAGCGAAGAAGACCGCGACGAGCCTCGGGTGGTACTCGGGGGCGAAGGACCAGTTCGTCCAGTCCGCGATGGCGAACCCGCTGACGGCCGACAAGGTCAAGATGATCGCGAACCAGGCGTTCGACCACCTGACCGACGTGACCTCGACGATGAGCACGCGGATCAGCAGGGTACTCACCGACGGACTCATCAAGGGCCTGTCCCCGAAGGTCGTGGCCGCGAACATCGTCACCGAGGTAGGGCTGGCGAAGAACCGCGCCCTGCTGATCGCCCAGACCGAGCTGATCCGTGCGCACGCCGAGGGGCAGCTGACGGCCCTCGAGAACGCCGGCATCGAGGAGGTCAGCGCGGCGGCGGAGTACGACACGTCCGGCCTGCCCACGGTGTGTCCGAAGTGCAAGCCGCTCGACGGGGTGGTGCTGACCGTGGCCGAGGCTCGGGGGATGATCCCGAGGCACCCAGGATGTAAGTGCGCCTGGAAGCCCGCTGTCGTCAAGGCTGCGGGTATGATCACCGGGGCGTCCGCGATCAAGAAGGCGCTGAAGAAGGCGGACGCCGAGCCGAACAGCCCGATAGCCAAGAAGAGGCCCGAACTCATGGCCCTCAACCAGATGACGCCGTTCAGCGAGCTGCTACCGACCACCGACCCGATCATGAAGCTGCTCGGGGCGTGCGAGGCACTGTTCCTCCAGCTACCGGAGCCGACGGCCAACTTCGACCCGAGCCAGCCCCGCGACGCCAAAGGTCGGTGGGGTACGGGCGGGTTCCGGCACGACGTCTCCACCCCGATGAGCCACCTGGCACAGCTCGGCGGCAGCACCGGCGCGACCCTGGTGGAGTCGGGCGGTAAGAAGTGGGTCAAGAAGGCCGGCGGCGGTACGAAGGGTAGCCACATCGAGTCCGAGCACTACGCGACGAAGGTATACAAGGTGGTCGGCGCGGACGTGCCGGGGTCATCCCTACATAAGGCCAACGACGCGGCCGAGTACGTCAGCAAGCTCAGCCGGTACATCACGGGCGGGAAGACCTACGCCGAGTTCAAGCAGACGGCGTCGCCCGAAGACCTCGCGAAGATGCGCAAGGAGGCCGGGAAGCACTTCGCGATGGACGCCCTGCTCGGCAACTGGGACGTGGTCGGGCTGAGTGGTGACAACATGCTCGTCAAGGGCAACCGCGTGTACCGGATCGACAACGGCGGTGCGTTGAAGTACCGGGCGCAGGGGCAGCTGAAGACGGCCGAGCAGTTCAACGCCAGCGTGCCCGAGATCCACTCGATGCGGGACCCGTCGAAGAACGCCTCCGCCGCCGAGGTGTTCGGCCACCTGACCGACGCCCAGGTCGCGTTCCAGATGCACAAGATCGTGAAGGACAAGGACAAGATCCTGGCCGCGATCCCCGAGGCATACGGCAAGTCCACGATAGCCAACAGGTTAGAGACGTTCCAGACTATGCTCGCGTCGGGGTTCGGGAAGACGCCGACGACCGCGACGCCCATGCCGGTCGTACAGCCTTCGAAACCGACCACACCGGACACGTCGCACCTGAAGAAGGACACGTTCGACAAGACGTTCGACGCGGTTGACGATCACGTCACAAAGATGACGCCGGCCGAGTACCACGACCTCAAAGTCTCACTGGGGCTGCCAAACTCGGCGTCGTCGTACAACGTGGCGAAAGCGTTGGCCCAGAAGGTGCACGGAGAGACATCGGTTCCTACAACGCCCCAACCTTCGACGCCGCCCCCTCCCACATCTCAGGGAGTTCACTCGCCTGCTACGGCCACCCACCTACACTCGGCCGACGGGGTTCACTCGTACCTGAAGGGTAAGCCGGGGACGGGGTTCACCGAGACCGACCTGCAGAAGGTCAAGTACCTGAACCCTAACGGTATCAAGGACGGGGCGGTACTGGTCCCCAATTTTGACAAACTCGACTACTTGAAAAAGATCCTACCCGCCGGCACCATCATCAAGCACGTGAAGGTGACCAAGGCTCAGATGGCCGAGGGACACGACCCGAAGACGCTGAAGCCGATTGGCAAGCCGGTGCCGGCCGTGGGTGACTCGAACACGGCGACAGCATCTACGACGCCCGCCACACCGAAGGCCACGAAGTCGAAGGTCGTGCTGCCACCCGTCACGACGCCGCAGCCGGTTCACGCCCAGGTCAGCCTTGACGACTCGGCCGGGCAGGTGCTCAAGAAGGTCGCCAAGGACCTCGGCACGGACAAGACCAAGCCGTTCGGACCTATGCACGCCAAGGGCATACAGACGAAACTCAAGGAGGAGAACGTCTACATGTCCCTCTACGACATCTCCGAGGGGCTGAAGGCCGACGGGTACACGACCAAGCCGAACGCGGTGTTCGACAAGACGACCTCCAAGCCGGAACCGGGCCGCCTCACCAAGGAGCAGAAGAAGGCGAACATCGCCGCGAACACGTCGGTCGTGGTCAACCCGGACGGGACCAAGACGACGACGTACTTCGGGCACACGTTCACCCAGTCCCCCAAAGCCCTCACCCCGGAACAGCTGGCGGAGCAGGCCCCGCCCATTCCCGGTAGCAACTCGACCGTGAACCTCTCCCCGGAGAACCACGTGTGGGACAAGAAGCAGCACAAGGACTGGGTGGCGTCTCTAACGCCCGAGGAGGCACACGCCATCAGCTCGTGGAAGGGGTCGTCGGGGAATGTGCGGCGGAATGTGGCGAAGCACGCGGGCAACGGCGACCTGGCGGCGTCCGGGAAGGCCACGGCCCTGATGTCAGCCCTGGCCAAGCAGCCCCCGCAGCCAGGCGTGTACTACAGGGGTGTGTCCGGGCCTTACGCCACGGGGTTCGTGGAGACGGCGAAGAAGGCCCTCGCAGCGGGGCGCGGGTGGGTGGCCGACCAGCTCCCGCACGGGTTGAGCGCGAACGAGAGCACGTCGCACGGGTTCAGCAGCGGGCACACGTTCATCCGGATCATAAGTAAGTCCGCCCGCCCGATCATCAACGCGCCGGGCGGGTATCAGGGGGAGGCCGAGCTGATCGTGCCCCCGATGACCCGCTACCGGGTGCTGGCCGTGCACGACAACGTCAAGATCAACAGCGGCAAAGTGAAGCACGTGGTCGAACTGCAGGAGATCTGAGATGGCGAAGAGCAGGGAAGAGGAGAAGGGCGACGGTGAGGAGATGATGTCCTCCCTCGTCTTCGGCACCGACAACGGGATGGTCCTGTACGCCGGCCCGCTGACGACCGAGTACGACCCGGACGAGCCGGAGATCGTCGGCACGGCGACCGGCGAGGAGTACACGCCCCCGGCACGGAGCGAGTGACGTGGCAGCCAAGTACACCCCCACCCAACTTCGGTTCCTGCGGATGCTGGGGGACGGGGACGAGCACACGATCGGGCAGCTGAAAGAGCTGCTGGACGACGACATGGCCGGCGCGACCGCGGTGAAGTTTCACATCTCCAACCTGCGGCGGAAGGTGCGGGCGTGCGGCCGGGACATCGTGTTCTATGGCAACGGCACCCCGGAGACGGGCACGTACCGCATGGTCCGGCTGATCGTGGGAGAGGGCGACGTGGGGTAGTTAGCCGCGACCCCACGAAGGTGCGGGTGGCACACCGCCGACTACTCTAACGGCGTGGAAATCGTCACGATCAACGCGGCCGGCGCGTCCGCCCGCACCGAGTACCTCGACGGCCGCGAGTACCTCGTCGCCCCGCTGAGTCTCATCGTGCCCGGAGTCCTACCGGGTTCGCGGGGTCCGCTCTTCTACCCGCCCTCCGAAGTCTACAACTCCGCCCCGAGCTGGAACCGGGTTCCCCTCACGCTGGGCCACCCGACGCAGAACGGGCAGAACGTCAGCGCCAGGGCCGCGGGGGTACTCAACCGCCTAGGACTCGGGTTCGTCAAGTCCCCCTCCTTCACCCAGGGAAAGCTCCGGGCCGAGGGCTGGTTCGACGTACAGAACACCCGCCGCATCGCCCCCCAGGTGTACGACTCCCTCAAGGCCGGTCGCCCGGTCGAGCTCAGCACTGGCCTATTCACCGACAACGAACTGGCCGCGAACGGGTCACACCACAACGGTCACCAGTACACGCACATCGCCCGCAACTACCGCCCGGACCACGTCGCGGTACTGGTGAACGAGATCGGCGCGTGCTCGCTACGGGATGGCTGTGGGGTGCTCGTGAACCGACTCGTCAGGAACTCATCCATGTCAGACGTCGTGGACGGGTCGTGCAAGTGCGGCGGGGCGTGCAAGAACGGAAAGAAGCCGGGAAAGAAGAAGGGTCTGCCAATGAAGGTTCCCACCGGCGACGCCGTGATGAACACTTTCACGGCCAATTGCAAGGCCACCGGCAAGCCCGGACCGTGCAAGGGCTGGAAGGGCGTGAAGGCGGGGCCGGGTGCCCAGAAGTCGGGGCAGCCGAGTCAGGCAACGGTTGACAAAGTCAACGCCGAGGACAAGGCCAAGGGTCTCGCGGGGTTGGACACCCTTACCAAGAAAAACAAGGCTGCGAAGGACGAGGTCAACGCGGCCGACAAAGAAAAGGGTCTCGCCGGCCTGGACGCATTGACCAAGAAGAACCAGGCCTCGAAGGACAAGGTCAACGCCGACGACAAGGCCAAAGCCCTGGCCCACCTGGACCAACTTTCGGCCGAGAAGAAAGTACCGTCCACCACCAAGCCCTCTCTGTCCGACGCCCAACCGGGCAAGCTCACCCGCGAGGAGTGGTCGAAGAAGTGGGGTCCGGCCGAGCCGCAGGCCAAGGTCCCGACGGGGCAGCCGAAGATCAAGGGCGGCGGGGTGCCGACCGGCCTCAAGAAGGGCATGAAGACCACGATCGGGTACGACCACGGGTTCAGCGACGATGCCAAGAAGAAGTCCGCCGCACTGAAGGGCGTGCCGACCCCTCCCGCCGGATTCAAGCAGCGTATGAAGAAAAAGACCCCGGTGCTGTGACCCGACCATAGTTAGTCGCCCGCGACACCGGCAACACTCGCCCCGCACCGATCAAAGATAGATCCCACGAACCGCCGCACCGCTCGAGGACCGAACCATGTTCAACAAAGACCAGGCCGTGCTCGAGCTGACCGTCAACTGCTCGTGCTGGAAGGGCAAGGCCGACCTGCTGAAGGGCCTGGACGACACGACCCTCAACCAGCTGCACGAGGACGCGGCCCGCATGAACCTGATGGAACAGGTGATCAACGCGATCTCCGCCCGCGACGACGTTCCCGCCGACGTTACCGTGGCCGACATGCCCGAGATCGTCGCCAACCTCGGCACCGCGCCGGCCCAGTTCGAGACGATCGACGAGTGGGTCGCCGCCGCGCCCGCCGAGGCCCTGCCCGTGTGGAACTCGGCGAACGAGCTGTACAAGCGACAGAAGGCCGAGGCCATCAAGAAGCTGGTCGGCAACGCGCAGGGCAAGCACCGCGACCTGCTCATCAAGACGTACATGGCGACCCCGCTGGCCGAGCTGCTCGAGGTGGCCGGGACCGCCGTGACCAACTCGAAGCCGGTGCCGACGAAGCCGGCCAGCATCGACGACGGCATCGAGCAGTTCCTGAACTACGGCGGGGCGAGCGGCGGCATCCCGACCGGCAACGCGGGGTTCGGCGGGGGCGACGACTTCGGCGACGGGGTGGAGGTGGGGGGCCTCGCCCCGCCGTCGTACGACACCGCCGAGCCGACCGCGAACGGCAAGCCCCACAACAGGTTCTCTAAGAACTGACCGACACCGGCCGCGTGCCGACGTTTCAACCTTCACCGACGACCGAGGACATTCAGATGCGCGGCACCGGAATCATCGTGACGGCCGACCCCCAGGGCGTGTTCATGGAGGGGTACATCGCCACCTCCAACACCCCGAAGCCCGGCACGGTCATGCAGTGCGACTACAGCGTGGCACTGGTCGGCGGGCGGCACACGTTCAAGGTGTTCGACGCCGACGCCGACGGCGGTCGCCCGAAGAGTCCGCTGTGGGTCTTGCTCGAAGACCACCTGTCGGGCAAGACGTACGACACGGCATACGCCGCCGGCGACCGCTGCTTCCTCTACTGCCCCAAGCCGGGCGAAGAACTGAACATGCTGCTGCTGGACGTGTCCGGCACCGGCGACGACCACACGAAGGGTGAAGTCCTGATCGTTGACGACACCACCGGCAAGCTGATCGCGACGACCGGCAGCCCGGAGACCGAGCCGTTCGTTCTCCTCGAGACCGTGACCGACCCGACGGCCGACACGCTGGCCTGGGTCCAGTACACCGGGTACTAAACCGAGCACCGGGGAGAGGCTCAGCGGTTCCCTCGCCGCACTCGTACTAACGGGTGGCCCTCCCCGAGTTTTACACCGACCTCGACTACGAGACCTCAACCAAGGAACGCCGATGTTTACCAGTGACTTCGTGTTGAACGGCAGCGGCATCGGCGAGATCGGGCAGGGCCTCGAGGCCGTCCGGTTCGAGGCGGGCCTGCTCCGCCCGTTCATCGAGACCGACAACGGCCACCCGTACCGGGGGCACCGCTGCGTCACGGTCAACACCGGCCGGACCCGGTTCAACCCCGAGACCAAGAAGGACGAGCCGGTCCTCAGGACACACAAGATCGCGGACCTGGTCGCCCGCGGGGTGTGGTCCCCGGTGTTCAACGCGATGAGCCTGCCGAAGGACGCCTGGATCCAGATGGACAAGGTCGTCATTAAGGCCGCTCGCGAGCGACTGCGGGCCTGGGACGACCTGAAGTCGGCCTCGTCCGTCGGCGGGTTCAACGCCATGGGCAAATCGACGTTCGAGTACGAGGCGATGAACGACCCCGGCGAGGCGGTCGTGGACATGGACGGGCTGAGCGCCGGCCGCACGATGAACCACCTGTTCAAGCTGCGGTCGATCCCGCTCCCGATCACCCACTCCGACTTCTGGTTCAGCGAGCGTCGCCTCGCGATCAGCCGCAACACCTCGACCCCGTTCGACACGACCGCTGCGGAGGCCGCGGGCCGTCGCGTGGCCGAAATGATCGAGCGGACCGTCATCGGCACCGAGACGGGCATGACCTACGGCCCGACGGCGACCAGCGACACCCGGTACGACAACACCAGCAAGGTCTACGGGTACACGAACCACCCGAACCGAATCACCAAGACCAACCTGACGACGCCGACCGGGTCCAACCCGGAGGCCACGGTCGCGGACGTCCTGAGCATGCGGCAGAGCATGTTCACGAAGAAGTTCTACGGCCCGTTCATGATCTACCACTCGACCGACTGGGACACGTTCCTGGACAACGACTACGCCAGGCTCGGCGGTAACAACGCGACGATGACCCTGCGGGACCGGCTGCGGGCGATCGAGGGGATCCAGGACGTCCGCCGCCTCGACTTCCTCGACTCCACGACCAACCCGTACACGCTGATCATGGTCGAGATGACCAGCCAGGCCGCTCAAGCGATCAACGGGATGGAGATCACCACCGTCATGTGGGAGACCCACGGCGGGATGAAGAAGAACTGGAAGGTGATGGCCATCCAGGTGCCGCTGATCAAGTACGACTACAACGGGTACGCCCGCATCCTGCACGCCACCACGAGCTGACCGACGACAGCCCACGCCCGTGACGACTCACAATCGTAGCCCGATCAACCAGGAGCCTTCCGTGCCGACGCCTCAAGAACTCAAGATCCGAGAGATGGAACTCCAGCTCCGCCGCGAGGAGCTGGAGCTGGAGCGACTCAGGCTCCAGAACGGTGCCGCGTCAGACGGGGACGAGCTGTCCTCGAGCGAGGGCAAGGGCGGGCGGTTCCGCCTCCTCGCAGGCGGTCACGTCGACCCACGCGGCAAGGAATACAAGTCCGGCCAGATCGTCACGGCCACGAACGACCTCCAGTTGAAGTTCGGTGCCGACAAGTTCCAGCGACTCAGCGTGATCCACGAGGGCGGCGGCAAGCCCGCAAAGGCCGCGGTGCCTGTGGAACCCACCCCCCCGAGTCACGACGCTTCGGACGTAGTGCCGAAGACGGCGGCTGATCTACCACCGGTCGACCCCGCCGTCGAGACAGAGACCGACGAGTACGGGGACGAGGCGAAGGTCGGCGGTGAGGGGTTCGAGAACCTCGACGGCATGTCGATCGCCGAGCTGAAGGAGCTGGCCGAGGGTGAGGAGATCGACCTCGCCGGGGCCACCAAGAAGGCCGACATCGTCGCCCGCATCAAGGCCGCGAAGAAGGGCTGAGTGGCCAGTGGCACGAACGACGCCGGACCAGGTGAAAGCCCTCCTCAAGCGGGACTACGACACCGTAGACCTGCCGATAGTGGAGGACCACATCGAGATCGCTACGGTACTGGTGGACGACGTCGTCACGGCCGCGGCCGAACTCGAGATCACCCTCACGGCTGCCAGGGCCGAGCTGATCGAGCGGAACCTGGCCGCGTGGTCGTACTGCCTGACCGACCGGGGGTTCTCGAGCAAGAGCGAACAGGGGGCCAGTGCCTCGTTCCACGGCCAGACGGCGATGGGGCTGGACGCGAACTTCTACGGGCAGCAGGCCAAGATCCTCGACCCCACGGGCACGCTGCTGTCGGCAGGGTCCGGCGGGGTGGCTACCGCGACCTGGCTCGGTAAGGCCGAGGGCGACCGGCTGACCTACGACCAAAGGAACTAGCGTTCCCAGGTAAACAAAGGAACTGAGGGGTTCGAGATGCCCCCCATGGAGAGGAGTGACCTCCGGCATTACGCGGTCCTGTGGGCCAGGGCCGGGTACGACAGGTACTCGGAGCCGACCCTGCAGGCCCCGGTCGAGATCCGCTGCCGGTGGGTCGAGAACATCCGGGTCGTAAAGGACCCGCAGGGTAACACGATCACCCTGACGGCGACGGTCGTGGTGGCCCAGGACGTGCCGGACCACTCGGTCATGTGGAGGGGTCGTCTTGCCGACCTGGACGTTGCGGGTGCTCCTCCGGAAGGGTCCACCCTGGTCACGGTCGAGGCGTTCAACAAGACCGACGACGTCAAGGCGAGAGAGTCCAGAAGGAGCGTGGACGTCTCCACCTACTCCGGCACCCTACCGGCCGCGGCGTAACGATGGCCACCCTGCACGACAGCGGGTCCGTGACCCGAGGCTTCAACAAACTGCTCACCGGGAAGTACGCCGGTGCCGCGAACGGCCACGTCGGGTACGGCCAGAGCTACGCGAGGTATGTACACGAGAACCTCGAGGCACGCCACCCCGTCGGCAGGGCTAAGTTCCTCGAGTCGCCGGCCCGGACCAAGCGGCCTGTGATGCTGGCCATCATCGCGAAGCTACTGAAGCAGGGCAAGACACCGAAACAGGCCGTGTACGCGGCCCTCCTGTACCTGCAGGCCGAGAGCCAGGCACTGTGCCCCGTTGACACAGGCGCGTTGAAGGTCAGCGCCTACGTCCTGATGGACCAGTGACGCCCACCGGGGGACGTATGACGGACTCTATGCACCCCCTGGCCGTGGGCGGTACGGTAGCCCTGGCGTCGCTGGCGTCGACGCTCGCTACCACGGCCGGGACCGACGTCGGCGGGCTGGTCGCCCAGTTCGGTATGGGTGCCGGTGCCATAGTGGTGGCATACGTCGCGTTCGGGTACGTCCGCAAGAGGGACGAGGACAACGCGAGGCTGTTCGACCGCCAGGAGAAGATGGCGAAGGAGAACCGGGACGACATCAACCGGCTGTTCGAGGCACAGGAGAAGGGTGCCAGGGAGAGCCGGGAGGCCAACGAGCGTATAGCCAAGGAGAACCGCGACGCGAACGCGGCCATGGTCCAGAAGATGGACTCGGCGATCAGGGACGTCAGCCAGGTGCACAGCAACGGCCTGGCCCAGGTCAGCGGCAGCATCAACACGATGATCTCGACCGTGACCACGTTCCAGAAGACTCAGGACGAGATGCTGTCCGAGATGGAGCAGATGAAGACGGTGGTGGCGGTCCTCGCCAATCTGAACAACGTGGACGACGACGCCGAGGGTGACCAGCACAGGCCTAAGGACAAGCCGGACCCGTCCCGCAGCGACAGTAAGAGGGTACGGATCCCCCGTCAGCTACCCCCCAGGGAGGGGTCGTGAAGTACCAGCGTGCGGCACTTGCCGGTGCGTTCATGTGCAGCGTGGTGGGGTGCAGCGGGTTCTGGGTGTACGCCGAGAAAGCCCGCGAAGCAGACGCCGAGATCGACAAGACCCAGGACGTCCGCAACAACCTCGAGGCACTGTACCGTGCGTGCCTGGACGCCGAAACAGGCCAGCGAGGGTTCCTCCTGACGAGTAGGGACTACTACCTCCAGCCGCACGTCACCGGGGTGTTGGCCGCGAGGGACAGACTGGCGACCCTGTGGGACCTGGTGCCCCAGCACGGGTCCGACCTGGGCAGGCTGGGAAGGGACGTGGAAGACAAGTTCGACGAGATGGACGAGACGATCCGCCTGATACGCCACGGCGACAAGCCCAAAGCCTACACGGTGGTGGACAGCGACCGCGGCAAGAGGTCCATGGAGCGAATCCGTGGCACGATCGACGACCTGATCGGTAAGGTCAACCGGGACCTCGACGTCAAGAGGGAAAGAGTTAGGCTGGCCGTGCAGACGTCGGTCTGGATCGCCATGACTGGTATGGCACTGAGTGCGGTGCTCGGCGGGTTCAGTACCCTCGGCACGATCACGGTCCGCGGTCCGGTGTACAGTCCTCCAGGGCCGGCGGATCACCCCCCGAAGGACGGCCAACGACCCACCCCGACGCCGAGGCCTCGTCCGCGTCGCGACGGTCACGGAACTTGAAGACCAGCGACGGGCGGTCGGACGACGTCCTGCGGTAAACGAGGTGTCCGGACAGCTCCCCGGCCTGCAGGTACGTGGTCCTCACCCTGACCCGTATGTCCTTCGCGGCCAGGTACGAGGGCATCCCCTCGAGGAACTGTTTCGGGGTGAGTGTGACGACGTGCGGCGGGTCGTACACCGGGGTCGGGTCGGGCTTCCTGACGACCAGTGCCCCGGAAACGAACCCGACGGACAGGCCGAAGGCGAACACGAATAATCCGCTGGGGGGCTTGGATTTCATGGCAACGATCGAGAAGGACAAGGATATGCCGGACGGCGGGGACAACACCCCAATTGTAGCCGACGGGCCGGTCGGGAAAAAGCCCGGTAGCGTGACGGTTCCTGGCGTCCCGGTCAGGACCGAGGAGCCGTGCTCGTGCTGTCCGGAGGGTGCGAACGGGATCCCGTACTGCATCGACGGCGCGTTACACGTCCTGCCGTTCCCGACCGACGGCGGCGGGTGGGTGCTCGAGTTCATCCCAGGGGTCGGTATCGGCTGGCTCAACAAGGGCGAGATCGTGAACGGCCCCGGCGAGGGGTTCAAGAAGAAACCGTCCCAGAGGAAGCCCCGCAAGAAGTGACCGTCGCCCGCCCGTAAACCAAGGAGCGTTCGTGAAATCCTGCCTGACCCTTAACACGCTGCTGTGGCTGTCAGTAGCCCCGGCTCTGCTCGCGGCTGCACCGCCCGATCTGACACTTCCCAGAGAGGTCTCGGCGGAACCCGGTTCGTTCGTCGTGGTCCCCGCCACCACGTCCGGCAAGACCGTCTCGTGGAAGAGCATCGACCCCGGCCTGAATCTGTTTCCGTCGGCCCTGTTGAAGGACACGAAGACCGCCGTCGTAATCGCGTCTAAGCCCGGCCGGTATCGACTGCTGGCGGTGACCGCGGCCGGCGACGAGGTGAGTGAGATCGCGGAAACGGTGGTCGTGGTGGGCAACCCGCCGCCGGTCCCCGACCCGAAGCCGGACGACGGGAAGACCGACCCGATCCCGGAGCCGAAGCCGGTCGAACCGGCGAAGCTCGTGGTGGTCGTGGTGGACGAGACGGCCGACCGCGCTACGGCTCTACGGGGGCGGCTGCTGTTCGACCCCACGCTCGCCGCACGATTCACCGAGAAGGGCCACGTCTGGCGGGTGATCGACAAGGACGTGGTAGGCTCGGACGGGCAGCCCCCGGCGGACGTGAAGAGGTTCCTCAAGCTCGCGGGCGAGAAGCCGTACCCGTCGTACTTCCTCGTGGACCCGACCGGGAAGGTTCGGGGGAGCGGTTCCGTCCCCGCGAAGGCGTCGGACTTCCTCGATCTCGTCAAGAAAGCGGGTGGGTGATGCCTGACGAACTGGAAGAACACAAGCTGCCGGACGGGTCGGCCGTAAAGTTGGGCAACATCGCCCCGCCAGCCGGCCTCGTGTCCTCCTGGCCGGTCTACGGCGCGGTGCCGAACACGCCGATCGTTCCCCGCGACGAGTGGGTTGGGCTGATCGACGCGGCCGGGAAGGGACCGGAAGTCGGGTGGAATCTGCCCTACGTCCACAACCAGCAGGACGTGGGGATGTGTAACTGCTCCGCGACGGCGAGCGCTATGGAGTCGGCCAGGTCAAAGCAGGGCCTGCCCGTTCGCAAGCTGAGTGCCGGCGACCTGTACCGGCGGATCTGCTTCAACGGCCGGGACAGCGGGAGCCTCCTCGAGGACGGGATCCGGGTGGCGATGGCCGAAGGACTGCCGACGACCGAAACGTGCCCGTACATGGACTGGCACAACAACTTCACCGCCGCAGCCCCGGAGCGCAAGCAGAACCGGGTGCTGGAAGCCTTCCTGTGCCCGACGTTCGACGCCTGCATGAGTGCCGTGCTGAGCGGGTTCGACTTGATCTCCGGCATCATGTGGTACGACTCGTACTTCACGCCGGGGGCGGACGGGTGGCTGCCCGCGCCGTCCGGGAACGCCGGGGGGCACGCGGTCCACGGGTTCAAGGCGACGTACAAGATGAGTACGTTCGGGACCACGTTCGGCATCTGGCACAAGAACAGCTGGAAGCCGACCTGGGGCTTGAACGGCCTGTGCGTGTTCCCCGAGAAGTCCTACGTGGGGCAGGTCGGGGGGTGGTGGGCCGTGCGGTCCGTCACCGACGAGGGCGGGGTGGTCCCGTCCGAGTGAGTGGTGTCCCGTCAGTTAGGAGCATACCGTCATGACTTACGCAGAGCTGAAAGCGGCGATCCTCAAGATCAAATCGGCCGTCGAGACCAAGAACCCCCTGGCCGCGTTCGCCGCGGTCGGCGAGTTCGTCCGGCTGGCCGGCGAGTTCTTCGGGCAGGGCACGCGCCTGTTGGCCGCGGCGAGCGGGTCGGGCGAGTTCGACGACGCCGTCAGCAGCCTGAAGGTGTCGTGCGACGATGCCGACGCCGTCCCTCAGCTGGCCGGCGGGCTGTGGGGCGGGTTGATCTTCGAGATCATCAAGGTCGTCGTGGACCGCCTGAAGAAGTGACCGACCGGGGTCGCCCACCCCACTTTCCCGACCGCACGACCGAAGGAGACGACGATGAGCACCAAGGACAACTCCGGCGAGCTGAGCGACGTGCAGCTCGAGGCCGTGACCGCAGGCAAGGGACAGCCGGTGATCAACAATTTCAAGAAGCGGCGGGGTGACGGCGTGTCGTCGTTCGCGATCGCTCGGGCGTTCGGCGGAACGAAGGCGTCGGTGCCGACCCCAGGCGGGTCGTGCGGTCCCAACGGCTGCCCGGCGTGATTGCTCCGGGGCGTGACGACGGTTCGGTGACGTAACTCAACACCACGAGAGAGGGTCTCTACGATGTCGGTAGTCGTGACGTACAAGGCCGTGGCTACGGTCGTGGAGACCCTCGGTGCCAACACCGGGTCGGCCCCGGCCAACACGCGGGTGGTGACCCACACGGATTACAACGAGGAGTTCACACTCAACTCCGGGAGCACCCCGCCGGCGACGCAGTGTGCCCACTTCCTACTCACCCTGAGCGGTGGTGCCGCGACCATCAACCTCGCATCGCTCACGGGGACGAACGGCGGGCCGGTGGACATGACCGGCCTGCGGGTGCAAATCTTCCGGGTCAAGAACCTCGGGGCCAACCCGATGACGTTCTCTGAGGGGGCGTCGAACGGGTACGCCGGGGTCACCCTGACGATCCCTCCGGGCGGGCACGTGCAGCTGTACAGCCCGGACGCCCTCGGCGACGTGGCCTCCGGGGACCGCACCATCGACGCGGCCGGGACCGGCAGCCAGACGGCCGAAGTAACGATCATCGCCGGGTAAGGAGACGACCGTGGCAGACCTGCCGAACAGCGTGTACCGAGAGCCGAACGTGTCGCGGTCGGTGACGATCGCAGACGGACAAACGGACTCGGACGTCGAGGACCTCGAGGGGGAGACCCTCGTCGGGGCGTACCTGCCGGCGTCCGAGGAGGGGACCACTCTCTCGTTCAAGGCCGCGACAGCCGCCGACGGCACGTTCGTCCCGGTGCACGACACGGCAGGCGACCTGGTCGAGTACACGGTGGCGTCCTCCAGGTACGTGCCCCTGGACCCGGCCGTGTTCTCCGGCATCAGGTTCCTGAAGCTGGTGCTCGGCGCACAGACCGGTGCCGCGACGATCGGCCTGGCCACCCGGAGGCTCGGGTAATGTCGTGGCGGAACTGGTGGAACCGGCTCGGCGGTCGTAGTTCCGGCGGTGCACCGCCGTGGACCCCGGCCCCGACTTCGCCCGCCCTTTGGTACAAGGTCGCTCCGGGGTACGGAACTACGCAGGCCGGGGACATCCAGGCCGGGTCGCCTCTGACGCAACTCACAGCTATAGCCCCGGCGTCGGTCAACGCGATCGCGGTGGCGGGGCCGACCGTCGTGGATAGGTCAGGCGTCCTGTACGCCCAGGGTGCCGCCCTTTGCGAAATGCCGCTCCTCGGCAGCGTCACCCTTCCGGTCGGGGGGTGGTCGGTGTACCTGGCATCACGGACCCTCCTGACGACCTCGGCGAACGCGATCCTCGGCGGGGACGGGGGCAGCAGCCCTGGTCCCAGCCTCGGCCAGGCGTCGGTGGTTAGTCAACGGCTCGGCGGTACGAACGGGCTTCTCGTGGTGTCCGACGGAACGACGGTGGTGAGCACCGGGTACTCACTCACGAACGCCGTACAGACCGGGTGGGTGAAGATTTGGCGAGACCCAGACGGGACGATCTACTACGAGGACTCCTACGGCGGCTCGACGGCCGGAGTGTCCGGGATCGCCCAGACCGACATCGTAATCAGTCTTCTGTTCCGACGGGATATCGGGATCGGCTACCAGTACATGAGTGACGAGTTGCACGAATTGTTGGTCTACGATCGGGTTTTGACGGTGGGTGAGGACATCGCCGTCAAAACCTATCTGAATCAGCAGGTCAACCCCTGAGATTTCGCCCGTTCATTCCTCCGAGGCTACCCATGACCACGACCCCAGCCTTCCCCGCCCCCGTTCAGGTGTCTACGCTCTCGCCGGGCGACACGTTTTTGTGGTGGGATCCGAACAACACCGACAACGGCATCCACGAGTACACGCTGACGAACCAGGGCGGCGGCTCCTACGTCCGGCAGGACGGGGCGGTCGGGACGCTGTCGTCGGAGGTGTACGTCGTGAAGGTGAGCGGCTCGTTCGTGATCGGCGGCTGACCGAGATCCCGCGAAGTTCTGTGTTGTGACCCAGTCCTTCGGCTGTAGGTGGTAACGTGTCGAAGACGTCGTACAGTGCCGGCGACGTGGTGGCACGACTGATCGTACAGCTGGGACTGGGCACCGACCCACAAGCGAACGGTCTGTGGCCGGTGTACTCGGAGGGCGAACCGCCTACGCCGGACGACGTGATCACGGTGTACACGACCGACGGGGTGGATTCGCCGCGGACGATGCCGGACGGCGAACTCAACGGCACGGACGGGCTGCAGGTGAGGGTCAGGAGTGTACGCCACGACTCGGGGTTCGAGAAGGCGTCGGAAATAGCGTCGGCGTTGACCGACGCGTCCCTGGTCCGCAGGATCACGGTGGCCGTCGACGGGGTCGACCACCTGGTCCACTCGGTCGACTACGTCGGCAACGTGATACCTCTGGGCAAGGAAAGTCCGAGCAGCAGGCGGTCCCTGTTCACCATCAACGCCCAGGTCATGTTCGACCGGGTCTGAAGTTAAAGGAGACGACCATGGCAGCCCCCACCGTAACCGCCCGCAACCTCCGCGTCCCGGCCGGCGCTCGACTCAAGAACGGGTTCCAGATCCTGGTCGTGTTCGCGGCCGACCCGGACGTCGGGCTGTGGGAGGTGGACGTCACGCCCCCCGGTCTCGAGGGCGGGGAGCCGGTGAACATCACCACCCAGTACAACGAAGACTACGAGACGATGGCGGCCCGCGCCCTCAAGACGATGACCCAGGGCACGTTCAACGCCGGGTACGACCCGGAGTGCCTCGACCAGCTGAACGCCCTGATCAACGTCGAGACGTCGATCACCGTGCACTTCCCGAACAACGACTCGTGGACGTTCTACGGCTACCTGAAAAACTTCCAGCCGGCGACCCAGCAGCAGGGCACCATGCCCCTCGCCGCGTGTCAGATCCAGCCGACCAACTACGACCCGACGAACAACGTCGAGGCCGCGCCGGTGTTCACCGCGGCGGCGTAGTGAAGTCCGACCGAAGTTCGCCCGCCCGTAAACCAAAAGGAGCAAGACCGTGGACCGATTCCTACCCCTCACACTCGACCAGATCGCGGACCTGGAGCCTTACGCGGCACAGGTCACGGTCATGAAGACGAAGTACGTGCTGACCGAGGCGAGCGCCGACGCCGCCGTCAAGCACAAGAACGCCAGCATGAAGACCGTCCGCATGGACGACGGCAAGCTGACCGGGTTCGACGACGGGTTCAACGACGCCGACCCGCTGCTGGTACACCTCTGCCTGTTCCAGGTCAACCCCGACGGGTCAATCAAGACCGACCGCAACGGAAAGCGCCTCAACGCCCCGCTCGACGAGGTGCGGTCTTGGCCGGACCGCGTGACCAAGACCCTCCTCCAGGAAATCAAGCGGGTCAGCCCCACCCTCGAGGAGGACCGCACGGTCGAGGCCCTCGACGCCCAGATCAAGTCCCTCACCGAGCAGAGGGACAAGATGCTGGCCGGCGGCAGGGGGTCCGGCCCGGCGGGAAAAGGATCGCCGAGGCTCTCGGAAATGTTTTCGGACTAGCCGCGAGGCTCGGTAAGAGCATCAACGAAGTCATGGGGTGGGACGGTCCGATGACCCACCGCCAGTTCTCCGGCTGGGTGGCGTGGCAGGAGGCGGAGTGGAACCGGCCGTCCCGCACCGACCAGGAGATCGAGGCCCTACGCCTCGAGGTCGTGCGCATGTTCGCCGACAACCCCCGGTCGATCACCACGGACACGCCCGGATTCCGCCTCGAGTTCAGGAAGGTCGAGGTCAGCAAGGAAGACGCGAAGTCCGCGAAGAAGCCGGAGACGGCGGACGAGTTCAGCAAGAGGGCGGCGGCGGCGTGGGGTGCGTTCATCAAGGGCGTCGGTAAGAGGAAAGGAGAGTCGCCGTGACCAGGGAAGAGATCGCGGCGATGGTCGTCCGTATCGAGGCGGACACCGCCCCGTACCGCAGGGAGGTGCAGAAGGCGTCACAGGAGACCACCCGCCTGGCGCAGAAACTGACCAGGGACTCTCAGAGCACCGAGGTGTTCGGAAAGAAGATCGACGAACTCGGCACCAAGATGAGCAACATGGCAGGCCAGATGAGGGCCATGGCCGCGGTCGAGTCACCGTTCGAGTTCATGAAAAAGGGCGTGGGTCTGGCGGCGGAAGCCGAGCAGATGCAGATCTCGTTCGGCACTATGCTCCGCTCGGCCGAGAGGGGCCAGCAGCTCACCAAGGACATCCAGAAGTTCGCGGCCGACACCCCGATGACTCTGTCCGGTCTGCAGCAGGGCGCGAACACGCTGCTCCAGTTCGGCGTCGCGGGCAACGAGATAATTCCGACCCTTCAGAAGATGGGCGACGTCACGGGGGGCGTGAACGACAAGTTTCAGAGGATGGTGCTGGGGTACGGGCAGATGATCTCGTCCGGGAGGGTGATGGGGGAAGAGCTCAACCAGATGCGGGAGGCCGGGTTTAACCCCCTCATGACCCTAGCCGAGGACGCGGCCAAGAAGTTCGGCGGACCGGTGGCCGAGCACATGGCCGTGTTCCAACTTCGTCTGGCCGACGGCACCATCAAGGTACAGGACATCCAGCAGGCGTTCAAGATCGCCACGTCCGAGGGCGGGCAGTTCTTCGGACTGATGGAGAAGCAGTCCAAGTCGTTCAACGGCCTCATGTCCACCATGGGCGACGACGTGGACGCCCTGCGGCGGACGGTCGGCAAGTCGGTGATCGAGGTGCTGCATCTGAAGGACGGCCTCAAGTCGGTGAGCGACGTGGCCCAGGACATGACGGCCAGGTTCGACAAACTCAACCCGATCTTCAAGGGCGTGGCCACCGTGGTCGCCCTGGTCGCGTTCGGCACCGGGGCCGTGGTGATAGCGTGGAAGGTGGGTGCACTGACCATCGGCATCGTGGTCGGCGTACTCAAGGACATGGTGGTCACGTCGAAGTGGGTGATCGGGGGCGTCCGCGGGATGACCGTGGCCCAGCACCTGCACAACCAGGCGACGGCGGCGGCGATACCACCGCTGCGAGCCATGACGGTGGCACAGTACAACGCAGCGGCTGCCGGGGCCGCGGCCGCCACCAACGCTTCTCGAGCGGCCCTCGCACTAAAGCTGGCTTACGTCGGCGTGGGCGTGGCCGTCGTCGCCGTGGTCGGTGCGGCCGTATCCGGCCTGGTCAAACTTACGTCCTCCACCAAGGCAGCCAGGGACGCGGTGAAGGACCTGAAGGGCGAGACCATGCGGACGTACGAGCTGGGGCAGGACCAGCTCGAGATCAAAAACAAACAGGCCAAGGACGCGCAGGCCAGGGTGGACTCGCTGGAGTCGCCCGCCGAGAAGAGGGAGCAGTACAAGAGGGAGATCGACAACCTCAAGAAGGAGCTGGTCGCGTCGGAGTCCCTGCTGAAGCAGACCGAGCGGGAGTTCAACGCGACCAGGGAGAGCACCTCGGACTTCGTGATACGGTTCGTGGAGGACATCGACCCGTTCTCCGACGACCGCGCCAACGCCCTCTACAACAACCTCAAGGCCGGGAGGGACGTGGCCCGCAAGCAGGTCGAGGCCACCAGGGAGACCATCAAGAACCTGGAGAAGAATCTCAAGGAGATCGAACCGAAGATCGACGCCGGTGCCATGAAGGAGCTGGGCGACGCCAACAAGAAGCTGGTGGAGGACGTCCACAAGTCCCAGGAGTCCTGGTTCAACTACGGCGACACCACCGAGACCGTGGCCGACAGACTGCTGCTGGTCAAGATGCGGTCGTCCGAAGTCACCAAAACCCTGGTGGACGAGCTGGAGGCCCTGCAGAAGACGGCGGCGTCCAGGAGGCACGAGGCCGAGCAGCGAAAGGCCGTGATCGACCTCATGAAGCAGGGGGTGCAAGCCGCGTCCGAGTACGCCGAGTCGCTCAGGGAAGAAAACGCGACCATGCTGCTGACCACCCACCAGGCCAAGATGTACAAGCTGGAGAAGGACCGGGCGTTCTCCTCGACCGGGGACCACGTCGGGCAGATGCAGCCGTACCTCGAATCGCTGGCCAAGGAGCACGAAAGGCTGACGAAGGTCAAGACCCTCATGGATACCGGGAAGTCAACGACCGAGTCGGTGATGACGTCCACCCAGAAGTACGAGCAGCAGGCCAAGTCCCTGGTCGACCAGCTGGCCGCGGGTGCCATCTCCCAGGACACGTTCAACCGGGCGCTGGTCGAGGCACAGAAGGCAGCGGCCGGGGCCAACGCCGAGATCCAGAAGCTCGACGGCACGATGGCCCGCAGCACCGAGGGCCGCAGCCGGGTGCGCGACTACGTTCAGAAGCTGAGGGATCCGGCGGGGCTGGGGGCGGGCGGTCTGGAGGAATCGAACAAGCGGGTGGTCGCGTCGTACGGGTTCGCGCCGAACGCCAAGGAAACTACGGGGCTGCTCGGGCAGTGCCGGGATTACCTGAAGACCATGGCCGGCCGGGAGCCCACCATCGAACTGGCGGAGGCGGCCCTCTCCGGCCGGTAAGCCATGCCCACGAGACTGGCGGGAACTGGCGGTCCGGTAGACTGGTCCGCGTCGGTGGACGCCGACGGAAACCGCAACTACACGGTCACCCACCTGGTCGAGGTGACGAAAGCGTTCGAGGGGTCCACCTGGCCGGGTCCGGCCGAGGTGCTGCAGACCACCGGGCTGCCCGTCGTAGGCTCGACGTGGTCGTACGGACTGCCCACCCCGACCGACGTGGACGTTTGGGCGTTCTGTACGCTCGAGAGGAAGATCAAAAGGTACAACGCCAAGGACGGGGAGCCGGTCCGGTTCTACACGGTCGAGTCGGCGTACACTACCAAACCCCGCGACCGCTGTGCCACGACCGAGGTCGGTGACCCCCTCTCAGAGCCGGCCAAGATCTCGGTCAAGTCCTCGACGTACTCAGAGGAGGCCGACTTCGATCGGTTCGGTCGGCCGATCCTGACCAGCTCCCACGAGCAGATCCGCGGCAGCCAGGTCGAGTTCGACACGACCAAGTTCGGGGTGACGATCAGTCAAAACGTCCGCGACCCGAACTACCCGCTGCTGGCCGCGATGGTCAACACGGTCAGCGCGAACGCTATCTGGGGGTTCCCCAGGAGGTGCGTGCGGCTCGGGCACTTCACGGTCGAGCGTAACTACCAGAACCAGTGCACCCCGTACTACACGAGGAACCTGGAGTTCGAGGTCTGGGGGGTGAACGACGGCAGCCGGTACGCGGTCCTAGGCATCGCCACGTCGAACTCCGGCGGGGGGTACACGGTCGGCGACGTCCTCACCCTGGTCGGCGGCACCGGCAGCGACTCGGCGACGATCCTGGTCGTGGCGACTTCGGCCGGGGCGATCTCGGCCGCGTTCCTGCTCTCGCCGGGGTCGTACTCGGCGGTCCCTGCGGGTCCTGCGGCGGTCTCGGGCGGGACCGGAACCGGCGCGACGTTCGACCTGTTTACCGGACCGGGGCTGACGCCCGGCTGGGACAAGGACCTGAACGACGAGGGCACCAAGGTACTGAGCGGGCGGTGGAACCGCACGACGGGCGCTTGGGAGGACGTGAACGTCAACGGCAGCCCCCCGAACCCGATGAACCCCGCCCACTTCATCCGGTACAAGGACAAGCTCGGGGAGAACGCCCGCGTGATCCTGGACGGCGCGGGCAGGCCGTACGACCCGGACCACCCCCCGACGACGTTCGTGGACCGCAGCATGGGGTTTCCGTTCGGGGGCGGTCGTCTGGCACCCTCCGCCAACACGTCCGGACTGGCGGGCGCTCCGGCGTCCCCGGCCGCGGTGAGGGTGTACGGCGGCGGCATGACGAACGAGTTCATCGACCAGACCGAGTACAAGGTGACGGCGTTCGACGACACCGGCGAGACGGCCGCGAGCGCCGCGTTCGACCCCGGCGCGGGGTGGAACAACCAGCCCTCCAGCTCGGTCAAGCTGACGTGGACGGCCGTGACCGGGGCCAAAGGATACCGGGTCTATCGCAAGACCAGCATCGTGGCGTCCAACCCGGTGTACCCAGGAGACGGGTACTTCAAGCTGCTGGCGACCGTGGGGTCGGGGCAGCCCGGAGTGATCCACGTCGAGAAGTACGGCGAGTCCGACTTCACCGTACTGAACGTCCCCCTGTTCCTGTAAGAGCGTGACGTGGCCGACACCGCGTACTTCCTGAGTAAAGACGACCGGGACGACCTCGGCGAGCTGCTCGACGCCTACCGCCGTGGGCGTATCCCCACGTCCGGCTCCGGGAACGTGGACGGCACCGACCACCAGGAGAACCAGGCCCCGGACGTGTACGTCGCGTTCACCCCCGGAGGCGGCATTCCGGTCAGGTCCGGCGTCACCCCAGGAGCGGCCGAGTGCGACCTGTACAGGCTGCTCCCCGACGAGACTCTCGAGCAGTACCCGGACGGCGTAACCCAGTACGTCTACAACCTGAGCACTGCGGCAGTGCCCGAGGAGTCGTACGTCCTGGTCTCGCGGGACAAGGCCGGCACCTGGTGGGTGGTCGCGTCGGCAGGTGCCACCGACTGCTGCGGCGAAGAGTCCGGGGGTGACGACTGCGCGGACGCGGCCGGGTGGGGTGAGGACGACTGCCTACGACTGACCGTCATCAGCGCCGCCGGATTGTGCGCGTGCATAGACACGGACCAGGTGCTGACGCTCCGGTGGGACGCGGGCGATTCCCGGTGGGAGAGCGGCGACGACGCGGTGGACACACCAGAGGACGACTTCACGCACTGCCTCGGGATCGGACCTGTGTGGTTCTGGATCGAGGGCGGCGAGCCGAAACTGGAAATCGACGGCGTGACCGGGTTCTATGCGGGCTGTGACGGCGGTGGGTTGGTGTTCTCGTTCGGCAGCACGACGCTGTGCAACGGCACGCGAACGATGCCGTGCGGGCCCAATGTTTTCAGGGTCAAAATCGAGTGCATCCAGTGCCCGAACCCGGACTACTCGGGGCCGGGCTGGTACTGCTCCAGTCTCACCGGGTGCGACGGGGCCGACTCGCCGACTTGCACTTACTACGCGGCCGACCCCGGCACCGGCGTCTACCTGTGCAGCGGGCCGCACGCGACCGAGGCGGACTGTATCACCCCGTGCGACGCGATTCCCCCGTGTGGGTGCGCGGCGACGGTCGATCACCCCGACCTGACGGTGAGCGGCGACGGGACGGGCACGCTGACGTGGGACGGCACGCGGTGGGGTGGTGCGGTTACCTTACCGGGCCCGTGTGTCGTTTACGCTTGCGTGACCGTAAACGAGAACCCGGCGACCTGCCTGGGGACGTGCGAGGACTACGCGGTATCATTCCGCTGCACCGCGTGCGGGGGCGGACCGGACGTGACCGCGTGCGCGGACCAAGCCGACACCTGTTCCTGCTCGCCGTTCCTGTTGTCAGTGAGTTGCTCGTCCCTGAACGCGACTCCGTGCTGCGGGACTTACACCCCGTTCGCGATCGACATCACCCTGGCGTAGAGGACGGATCGTGACGACGGTCGAGCTAAAGTGGACGAACCGGACGATCGTCGCGGGGGCGATCCCCGGCGGCGTCGTGCGGCTGATGGACGGCGGGCGTACCGTGTACGCGGACGCGACCGCCGACGACCTGACGTTCACGCTCGACTTCCCGACCGACTCCGGCCGGCAGGTGATAACGATCCACCGCACCGACGCGAGCGGCAACACCGTCACCGTGTCCTCCACGGGCATGACGGTGGACGGCGGGGCGTCGTACTCGCTCGCGGCCGAAACGTCAGTAACCCTCGTCCGCAAAACCGGAACGACGGAGTGGGCGGTCGTTCGGGAATGGACGGTTATTTCTCCCGGCGGGGACGGCGTGCCCGTCGGGTGCATCGTGATGTGGTCCGGGCTGGTCGCGGACATCCCGGCCGGCTGGCACCTGTGCGACGGGACGGGCGGCACTCCCGACCTGCGAGGGAAATTCATCAAGGGCGCGGCGGCGGGCGTGGAAGCCGGTGACACGGGCGGCGGGTCGTACACGCCGACCGGCACGAACACCCTGGGGGCCGTGGCGAGTGCGGCTACGGGGATCACCGTCGCCGACCACGCGAGCCACACGCACCGGGTCACGAGTAGCGTCTCGGTCGCAGATCATTCCGTAACACAACCCACTATCGCGTGGCCGGCTGGCGTTCCGACGATCAGCGGCATCGCGGTATCGGATCACGCCGCCCACACGCACAGTGTGACCGCGGCCGGGACCGTGAGCGCCCCGACGTTCACCGGAACGGCGATGGGAACACACGCCCACGAACTACCGTTCCAGTTCCCGTCCACGATCCTCACGCGGCAGATCGGGTCGGCCATCTTCGGCACGGGCACGACCCGCACCGCTTCCGGGCAGAGTGCGAACGGGTCGTCCAACACCACTACGGCCGCGGTGGTCAAAAGCGAGGCCGTGTCCGCGGGTACGCCGGCCGGAACGGTGAGTGCCCCGACCTTTACCGGGTCCGGCGTCACGAGCGGAAATCCGTCGGCGACCCTGAGCCACACGGTCAGCAGTCAGGGCACGATCGCGTGGCCCGCTGGCGTGCCGGATGCGACCGGAACGGCTGTGTCTTCGCACTCGGTCACGAACGCCGAGGTGGTGTCCGGTGCCCCGTCCGCGACCCTGGCACACTCCGTCACCGACGCCGGGCACACGCACACGTTCACCCAGCCGACGTTCACCGGGAACGCGGCCTCGCCCGAACCCGCGTACTACACCCTGTGTTTCATCATGCGAGTTTCGTAGAGGCATGAGTACGAGACCTTGCATCAAGCGTGGCCACGCCGACCCTGTGCGGACCCAGGCCGAGTGTCTCACGTGCTGGAAAGCACTCCACGACGAGCGGTACGCGGCGTGGCACCCCGACGCCGAACGGAGGGGGACCGCCGCCCCGAAACCACTCCCGGTGATTCAGGGGTGTGCCCACGAGGGCGTAGTTCTCGTTCCCTGCGAGTCGTGCGGCAAAGAGGGCAGGCACATCAGGGACTGCGATGTTCACGGGCGTGTGACGCGGGTAGAGTGCGGCAAGGACGTGGACATGACGTGCGTGAAGTGCAGGCGGGACGGGTTGGGGTTCGAGGCCGTGACCGGGGAACAACCGTGACTACGTTGTACAGACCCAACCGGATCTGCGTCCACAGAGGGTCGGCAGTTCCCGGACGATTCTCCCTGGGGGAAAGGGTAGGTCGTGACGGCCTCCCCCGCACGCTACCAGTGCTCCGGTGCGAGAAGCACGGCTGCTGCACCTACGAGACGTGCCCGACGTGCCCGGACTACGACCACGGCCCGAAGTACGTCACGGTCACCAAGCCCCCGGAGTACGACCTGCCAACCTCGAGCGACATCGCGGTGGCCACGGTGGTCGTCGGCGACGAGGCCGAAAGGCTGCACGAGTCCGGGCTACCTCTGCTGGGTGCATACGCCCGCAGGCTCGGTGCCGACCTGGTCGTACTCCGGTGGCCGGGACACCCCGACTGGCCCATGAGCAGTAAGTTCGCGATCGCCACGCTCCTCGGGCCGTACCGCAGGGTCGCGTACCTCGACGCCGACGCCCTCCCCCTGCCGGGCTGCCCGAACCTGTTCGACGTGGTCCCGGAGGGCAACTTCGGCGCGTACGACGAGTCGAGCATCGGTGACGCGAACCACGACCGCAGGCTGGACAGGTTCGTGTCGTTCCGGTTCGACCACGGGTTCTCTACGATCCCCGGTACTGTGCCCGGCACGCGACACAAGACCCAGGACGAGGGCGGATCGGGGCAGCGGTGGCCTACGCCGTTCTACGTCAACGCCGGGGTGATGGTGATGGACGCCTCACACCGCCCGCTGGTCGAGGCCCCGGACTTCCCGATCATTCCGGACCACTGCAGCGAGCAGGACCTGACGAACTCCCGCCTACACGATTCCCTGGAGAAATGGGAGGTCAGGGTCACGCTACTCCCCCGCACTTGTAACTACATGTGGTGGACGGATCCGGGGTTCGTTGCGGTGCGTAAGCCGAGCATCCTCCACTGGGCCGGTAGGGGCGTGAAGCGTTACCGGGCGGGGCAGATGCGGGAGAAGGTCCGGGAGGTGTTAGGAACCATGTAGTCGAAGAACGCCCTCGGCAAACGCAAGCAGCTGTTCTACGGTGGCATTGGTCTTCATACGATTAGCGAGATCTGAAATGATCTGGACGTTACCAGGAACGTATCCTCTGGTCGGGTCTATCCTGTCAATGTTCGGACCATCCCACGACCGGAGCCTTCCTCGCTCGGAGGCTTTTCGATAGTCGATCCTTATCCCGAGGTAAGGGCAGATCTCTGGGAGGACTAAATCCTTCCTAGAAATGGTGTGCTCTAGACCCTTGTTGTAGGCGTTAACTCTTGACGACGCGAGAATCCTGGAGGCGGCTTGTTCAATCGCAGACTTAGGATTTCTCGGGCCTCTTGGTGTTTTAATGTGGCGAGACATGGTCTTGCGGTGAGCGTCGTTCATGCAGGGCTTACACCACGTGGTGCGGCCGAACCTCCCCCTATTGGATCTGTAGAACTGGTAGTGGGGTTTCGACTCATGACAACCATTACAGAACAGCAGGACCACCGGCATGATGCCTCCCTTAAACCTAAAACCAATACATATTGTTATATGTTGTTTGTGACTCTCCCTCTCCCGTAAGGGAGGTACGACAACAGTATAACGTGAGAGAAGAGAGTAGGGCTGTCCCGCGGTAAATATTTCGGAGGATCCCCGTGAACCAGTCGGACGTGGAAGTAAACAAGACCCGGACCGTGGGCGCGACCCCCGTGGACGAGGCGTGGCCGGACGGCGGCTACCTTCGTCCGGGAAGTACGTTCGTGGACCGGGACGGCACCTATAAGGATCATCTGTTGTTCGCGTGCCCAGGCTGCGGGCGGATGGGGGCGATCCGGACGTACTCCGGGGAGAAGAAGCCTGGTGCGTGGAAGATCGAAGCCGGCTCCCTAGACGACCCGAAGTCCCTGACCCTCTCGCCGTCGATCAACTGCGTCGGGTGCTGCGGCTGGCACGGCTACCTGCGAAACGGGGTATACGTTAGCTGCTGACCTACCCCTCTCTCAGAGAAGTCCCCGCGCCGAGGAGCCGACGATGACCGAGATCGCTTACGCCGTGACGACCGTGCCGAACCGTGCGGACACGACCCTGGTGCCGACCCTCGAGTCGCTCGCCAGCGCCGGGTTCACCGCCCCGCTGATCTGCATCGACGAGCCGGGTACTGACGTGCACCGGGGCGCGTTCGCCCACTGGGTGCTCACCCTGGTCGAGATGGTGCTGACCCGCCCGAAGGCCGCGATGTACGCCGTGTTCCAGGACGACGTGCTCGTGAGCCCGGGCCTACGGGAGTACATCCTTTCCACCAGGGATCTGTACGCAAAAAGTGGTGAGGGGTACTACCTGAACTGCTGCCTGTACCCGTCGAACCTCGAGTACGTCTCCCGCAACGTCGGCGTCGGCGGGACCAGTCACGAACTGCGCGAGGGGTGGCACATCTCTAACCAGCTCGGACGTGGCGCGCAGGCACTGGTGTTCCCACGTGAGACGGCACTCACGCTCCTTTCCTCCAGGGAAGTCTGGCAGCACCCGGAGGCCGAGGACGGTCGTGGGACTCGGGGCATCGACGGGCTGGTGAGTCGGGTCGCACGGGCAAGGGGCATCACAGAGCTGGTGCACTACCCGAGCCTGGCGTACCACTCCGGCTGGCAGGGCAGTACGATCCGGGAGCGGGAGCAGGCCGAGACCGCCGCCTGGGACCCGGAGTTCGACCCGCGGACACTTCTCGGGGCCTCGTCCCCCCGACGTCACGTCTAGGATCACGTCGCACACCGCCGTGGGGTGTAAACCGGGAGGCGCTCCTCCTCACCGGCCCCACGGCGGCTCTTTTCCCGCCAGCCTTACGAGAATCTTTCGTTGAAATCCCTAGGGATTTTGGCGACTTTCACGAATTTCGGGTGTATAGAGTTATAACTCTTCGCGGGCGGCGTATAGTAGGGTGTACGACGCGACGAGTGAACCCCGAACCGGAGACGACGATGGAAAGCCTGAAGACCCGCCTCGAGCAGATCAGCCGCATCTACCAGCAGTGGGAGAACGGCATCCTGGACGCCGACGAGCTGCGGGCCAAGTTAGCCGAGTGCGGCGTGACGGTGAGCGACGAGGAGTATCGGGCGATGACGCGGGACGACGCCTAACATGGGAGATGAAGATGGAGGTCATCGTGTTGCAGCGTAAGGACGGTTGGGTCTGCGGGGTATTTCGAGAGATGTCCGACGTAGCCAACTACCTCAAGACCCTGCACGGCCGTGGGGTGCTGGTAGACATGGGGTCCGACGAGGACCGTACAAAATTCAACTGGTGTGGGGTGTCGTACCTTATCAGTCGTCACCCATTGTAAGGACCGACGGTGGTAGAGTCCGACGAACACAACGGGAACGAGGAGCCGACGATGGTGGACTACGTCAAGGGCGAGAAGCTGTTCGCGGTGGTGGACGGCCCGAACAAGGGCCGGCGGGTGGTGAAGACGATGTTTGTCGGGGTGCACCCGGAGACGGGCCGGTTCGTGACGATGTCCCCGAACGGCACCCTGTACCATGGGTTCCACGCCGACCGTTACTTCAAGTGCGAGGCGGACGCCATCGAGTCGCTCGCGAAGCTCAAGTAAACCTCACACCGGCCGGGGGCTTAGGCTCCCGGTCCTTACCCGGAGACGACGATGACAAAATTAACGTGCTACGAGGGTAGTCTTCACGATGATTACGGCATCATCCTGCGAGTGTACCCCGAGGGGGACTGCGACGCCGTACCCTGGCCGTTCCGCACCGACGTTGACCGAAACAACCTGGGTGATTCTGGAGGAGACGGGTACGAACGATACTGACGTCTCGTGGTCCGCGATCTGGGCGGACGAGACCACGACCATCGAGAGCCGCTTCAAGCAGATACTGGACGACCAGAAGTGCCAGCACCTCGACCACCTGGACGACATCGACATGACCGAGCAGGTCAAGCGTGCGTGCATGAACGCCTGCATGTTGTTGAGCAACGCCGGCTACCACGCAAACTACCAGAACCCGGTCTGGGCCGCGAAGCTCAGGTCGTCCCTGGGGAAGCGAAAGCTGCCCGAGTCGGCCCGCCGCGCGAACGAGAAGGCGCTGCGGGAGATGCCCCAGGTCGTGACGTTCAGCCAGGCGACGCGGGTGTACCGCACCGAACCCGGTGCCGCCCGCACGTCCGACGGCACAGCCGGCACGACCGTGAAGGCACACTGGCGGTGCGGGCACTGGGCCCATCAGCCGTGCGGCGAGGGTCGGAAGGACCGCAAGCTGATCTACCGCGAGGCCGTGCTGGTCAACGCCGACCAGCTGACCGGACCCGCGAACCAGACCGTGGCCGTGTACTCTTAACCAGAACCAGGAGACGACCGTGCACCAGACGACTCAGAAGCGTGACCTCTACTCCGCGATCACCGGGGCGCTCGGGTGGATCGTGAACCCCATCCTCGACGCGATCACCGACGAGTTCGCGGACCCCCTCGGGCCGGACCGGACGCCGCGTAACTACGACGACATGGTCGAGTACCGGGAGCCTCCGACGGCCGCGTGCTTCGGGTACGCGAACGACTCCGGGGAGCACGACGTGGACCACGAGGAAGTCGAGCGGGAGTATTTCAACGACCCGTACACGCCGGACCAGTACCTGCGTGACATCGCCGACATGGACGACCGTCGGGACTACGTCGCCCGCAAGTACGCCGACCAAATACGAGACGGCAGCTGGGTGATGAACGCGGGATCCATTCCGGTCCAGGACTGGGACGCACTGGTCGACATGGAGTACGCCGACGACACCCCACCATTCCCCAAGGAAGACGAGGACGAGGACGGGGATACGGTACTAGAGCCGACTCCGCTCCTGCCTCCGGAGCAGCTACCCGTGGTCGAGCCGGCCCCGCCCGAGTACGGCGACCCGGTCGGAGGCTAACGAAGTTTTACCAAGATTCTTGAAGAATTAGAGTTATAACTCTTCGGGGTGGGCGTATAGTTGGTTGTAGGCAGCAGCCGGCTGGTGTACCGCCGAACCGCCTACGGGGACCTAACATGTACAAGATCATCGAAGTTTACACGATCCGCATGACGTTCGTTGTGGAGTTCCACGACGCGGGCCGTGGGGAGTGGGTGGCCACGTTCGGCGACCGGATCGATGCGGAGAACTGGATTCGTCGCATCTCGGCCGCGTAGTAACGAAGTTTTACCAAGATTCCGCCGGAATTCGGTAACGCTTTCCGGCGGAAGACGTATAACTCTCTGTACGCCAACACGGAGACGACAATGACCGAAACGCGAAAGAGGCTGGCCCCGGCGACCGGGTGGGTGAAGCTCGCCGGCCGCGAGGTCAACGGCAACCGCCTGATCCTGATCTGTACGACCGCGAACGACCTCGACGCGGTGCTGTACGAGGTCGAGGATACGACCGACGGGTGGTTCCTGTACCACATGGACAAGAAGACGTGGGAGGTCGTCCGCTACCACGTCCGGCACGTGCCGGGGCACAACGGCAAGGTCCAGACGTGCGATTGCCCGGACGCGACCCACCGGCCCGAACGCCGCTACACCTGTAAGCACGTGCGGGGCCTCCTGGCCGCGCTGAAGCAGGCCGCACTCACCGACCCGTTCTAGGAGCTAACCGTGCCGCAGCCGATCGTGGAGTACGCCGAATTCCGCAAGGCTTACACCCGGCCTCGACAGTCCTACATTGAGGATGGCAAGTGGATGACGGTCGATAAGTTCGTAGCCCCGATGGGCACGTTCAGGTGGAACCTGCTGACTCAGGACGGCGAGTCGGTGCTGGGCGTACTCAAGTCGTTCCACCTGCCGGCCCCGAAGTACCGCGGCGTCAGCCAGAAGGCCGTGTACTTCAAGTGGGACTGCTCGGTGCACGTGACCCGTGAAAAGGTCAACGGTGAGACCGTGGAGACGAAGCACTCGACGAAGGACGCTATACTGGTGGCAGCCGACGCGATCCGCGACATGGGGTACGACGTGGTGGTGGAGTACCTCCCTCGAGAGATCAAGGAGTGGCTGGACGGTCCGCTGGCCCCGCCGGTGAGGGTACGGTTCCAGGACCAGTACAAGATGGTTATCAAGCATCCCGAATAATTCCGCCGAATCGCGTAAGGCCGGCGGGGTCACGGGTATAACTCCACGAGGAGGACCGCGATGCCGAAGACGAAGAAGATGGAGTTCGACGACTGGCTGCAGAAGGTGGACGATATCCTGATCCGCAATACCGGCATGTCGTACCGGGACCTGCCCGACTGCCCCTACGCCGACTGGCACGAGCAGGGGGTGGCCCCGAAGTCGGCGGCGGCGAAGGCCGTGAAGCGGGCGAAGGAGTGACATGCAGACGTTTCTGCCGTCGCCGCACTTCAAGCTCAGTGCAATGTACCTGGACCGACAGCGCCTCGGCAAGCAGCGGTTAGAGTGTCACCAGCTGCTCCGGGCGCTGCGGGGCGAAACGACGGGGTGGGTCAACCATCCGGCCACGAAGATGTGGCGAGGGTTCGAAGCGTCGCTGGCCGAGTATGGGCTGGCCGTCTGCGGGGAGTGGGTGCGGCGGGGCTACGCCGACTCCCTGGCCGCGAAGATAACGGCGATGGGGCACAAGATTCCGGCGGTGCCCCCGCCCTGGCTCGGCGACGGCAGGTTACATTCGTCGCACCGGAGCAACCTGCTGCGTAAATTCCCGGACCACTACGGTCGGTTCGGGTGGGAGGAGCCTTCGGACCTCCCGTACTACTGGCCCGTTTAACCGTTTCATGAGGAGCACGACCATGGCCGACGAGAAGAAGACCAAGACCGCCCCGGCGAAGACCGAGGCCGCGAAGCCCGAGCGGGCGAAGAAGACCTGCCCGCTGACGAAGGAGGAGTTCAAGGCGGCGGCAAAGCCCATCACCATCGTGGTGGCGGGGCAGGCGATGGCCGCGAGCGTAAAGGAGTTCGCGTCCGGCAGCTTCGGGTTCTACCTGAACGGCCGGGTGACGATCCAGATCGGGGACACCCCGGTCGAGTTCCAGGTCGGGGCGAACATCACCGCCATCGGCTCGAAGCCGGGCGAGTGACCGTACACCGGCGGGCGGCGTAAACTCCTCACGTGTTGTGTTGGGTGCCGAAACTACGACCGCCCGCCGGCTTTTATAATCCCCCTGACGAAGGACCGCCCGTGACCACCGAAGGACTGACCGCCGTGGGGCCGACCGGCGTGAACCTGCTGAAGATGGACGACGACAAGTGGCAGGAGTTCTACGACCTGCTGGCCGACGTCGTGCACGACTTCACGATCGGCGACGACGGCGACAAGAGGACTGCCGTCCTCGAGCACATGAAGAAGAACAACGCCCACGAGGAGCTGGCCACGTTCCTCGGCTGGTTCGGCGGAGACTACGCGGTCGCCGACGTACCACAGTAAGACACGAAACAGCCGGCGGGCGGGGTCGTTGACGCGACCCTGGACCGGCGTCTCTCCGGGAACGCCCGCCGGCCTTCTCTCACCATGACCACAGGAGCAACGAAGATGCCCCCGAAAAAGACCGCCCCCGCCACCCAGCCGGAGATGAAGTACCCGGAGCTGGTGTGCCAGCCGTGCGTCGGGAAAGACGCCATCACCGCCGACACCGCGAAGGAGTGGCTTGGCTGGACCGAGGGAACCGAGGAGAAGCCGCTCGAGGAGTACCAGTTCGTTGACGAACTGGGCCACAAGATCTACTGCCTGTTCAACACCCTCAACCGCCCCATCATGATGGTCTGGTGTCGCACGCTGGCCCAGGTCATCCTGCGAGGGTTCTGGCGACTGAACGGCGAGACGATCATCATCGGCAAGACCGGGCAGGTTCTCAGCGGGCAGCACCGCCTGGTTGCCCTGGTCATCGCGGTGCAGCTGTGGAACAGCGAGGACAAGGCCGAGCGGGACCACTGGCGGAAGATCTGGCCGACCGAGCCGACCCTGGAGTCGTTCGTGACGTTCGGCGTCGAGGAGACCGAGGACTTCCGGCAGACGCACGACAACACCCGCCCCCGGTCGTTCGCCGACGTGCTGTTCGCGAACGAGGACTTCAAGAAGAAGTACAAGTCCACCGGCGAGCGGAAGGTCGCGACGCGGGCCGCGGAGTTCGCCATCCGGCTGCTGTGGCAGCGGGTCGGGCAGCGGGCCGACGCCTACGCCCCGCTGTTCTCCGGGCCGGACGCGATGGACTTCCTGACGCGGCACCCGAAGCTCACGCGGTTCCTGAAGCACGTGATCGACGAGAACGGCGACTCGCAGAAGCGGATCACCCGGTACGTGTCCCTGGGCACCGCCGCCGGCCTGACGTACCTGATGGCCAGCTGCCTGAGCGGAACGGCCAAGTACAAGAAGAGCGCCGGGGACAAGGCCCTCGACTGGTCGCTGGCGGACAAGGCCGAGGAGTTCTGGGTCATGCTCGCGAGCAGCCCGGACTTCGATCAGGTGCGGCACGCCCTCGGCCGGCTCGACTCCGAGGACGGCACGAAGGGCAGTGTGCGGGAAAAGGTCGCGGTCCTGGTCAAGGCGTGGAACGAGTGGAGCAGTGACGGCGCACTCATCGAGGAGACTCTGAAGCTGAAGTACCGCGAGGACGCCCACGGCAACCAGGTGTTCACCGAGAACGTCACGCTCGGAGGAATCGACCTCGGCGACGGCACCAGGACCGACCCCGCGACCGACCCGACGCCCGAGCAGATCGAGGCGGAGAAGGCCAAGCTCGACGCGGAGAAGGCCCCTAAGCCGGAGCCGGCCGAGAAGCCAAAGAAGGGCGGTAAGAAGCCGGCACCCGAGCCGGAACCCGCGCCGGCCGAGGACGAGCTGCCCGACGAGCCGGCCGGGGCCGTGTCCGAGGAGGACGACCCCGATGCCGTCGCCGAGGAGCCGCCCGCCCCCGTTCCGACCGGACGCCCCAGCGACGCCTTCGCCGCGACCGCAGCCAAGGGCACGGCCGAGGTACACGCCCGCAACGGCACGCCGGCCCCGAAGAAGGTTCCGACCAGCCCCTCCGAGCGGGCCAAGCTGCGGGGCGGGGTGAACTAACCCCGCGAAACCCCTGGGGTTTTCAACGATCTTGAAGATTCCGGGGGTTTAAGAGTTATATTTCTTCGCGGCTGGCGTATAGTTGTGTGTGGGCGGTCGTGAGTGTCGGGTGTACCGAACCAGAGCTGCCGGGGAGTGCCGAAGATGTATGCTATCTACCACGCGGGCACCAAACTGTACATCAAACGGATGGACCTTCGAAACGGCTGGGCGGTCCAGGGTGCGATCGGAGATGCCAAGAAGTTCAAGACCGAAGAAGCCGCCCGCAAGTGGCTGGCTGCCTACCTGGACGCCGGGTACGGTCTGACCAGCGCCAACACCGAAATCCACAAGGTCTAATCCACGGAAGGGGACGACGATGATCGCCTACGGAACGACGGTGGTGGTGACGAAATCGTGCGTGACGAAGCGGTGGCACGGGCTGCGGGGTAAGGTTGTATGGGTTCCGACCCCGCACGACGACGGGCAGTACGGGGTGATGCTCCCGTGCGGCAGGGTGCTCAAGCTCCTGCCGTGGTCCATCCGGGCCGAGTAGCGACCCCTCTCGCGGCCCCGCCGAACCGTAAAGCCGGAACGCGGGGCGACAAGAGCGGCCGTGAGATGATTCGGAGTTCCGAACCAGAGCCGACTCAAGGAGACGACGATGGCGCGACCGAAGAAGGGCCAGCTGAAACAGAACCTGACCGGCACCGGGAAGAAGCCGGTCGCGGGCGGGCAGCACTCCGCCTCCTCGACGGACGACGGCGAGCGGTCGATCCTCGAGCGGGAGGGTGAGCAGGGCCACCCCCCGACTGCCGACAGTGCGGAAACGTCCTCGGTCCATGCGACTCCGGCTGGTCTTGCCCCGGTGCCTACTAGCATCGGCAACAAGCTGGCCGGCAAGTTCCAGGCCCGCACGATCAACATAAAGAGCCTGCCACCGCACGTGGTGGTCGAGGCCCGCGCCGGTACGGGGAAGACGACGACCCTGATCGAGGGTCTGAAGCGGCTGAAGGGTCTCGTGACAACGATCACGCCGTCCCCGCAGCAGAAGGCCGTGTGGGACGCCCTGGAGCTATCCAAGGACGCCCGCACCGTGTGCTTCGTCGCGTTCAACAAGAGCATCGCTGCGGAGCTGGCGTCCCGCGTCCCGGCCGGGTGCGAGGCGAAGACCATGCACGGAATGGGGTTCGGTGCCGTTCGGAAGCAGTTCGGCGGGAGCATCGGGGTCAACGAGCACCGGGTGACCGAGATCATCGCCCGCCTCATGGATTACACCGACCTCAAGGCCCTGCGAAAGGACCACGGCCCTCTCCTCGGCGTCGTTCAGCGTCTGGTCGGGCTGTGTAAGATGAACCTGACGACGGCCGAGGACCCGGAGGAGATCGCGGCCCTGGTCTCGCACTACGACATCGAGACCGAAGGCGTCCGGATGGAGCGGGTGTACGACCTCGTTCCACAGGTGCTGGCCGAGTGCCTGGACGTCGCCAAGGACCGCTGCATCGACTTCGACGACATGGTGTGGCTGCCGGTGGCCCTCGACCTGCAGGTGTTCAAGTTCGACCTGCTCCTCATCGACGAGCGGCAGGACCTTAACAAGTGCCAGATGCAGCTCGCGCTGAAGGCGGGGCACCGAATCGTCGCGGTCGGGGACGAGGCCCAGAGCATCTACGGGTTCGCCGGTGCCGACGCCCAGGCGTGCAAGAACTTCGAGGCGATGCTCGCGGCGACCGGCCGTCCGGTCGTCAAGCTCCCGCTGACCGTGACCCGTCGGTGCGGTCGGGCGATCGTGAAGGAGGCGAACAAGATCGTGCCGGACTTCCAGGCCCACGAGTCGAACGGCGACGGCCACATCAGGCGGATGAAGATGGAAGGCAAGTCGTTCCAGTCTCACATGAAAACGTGCGTCTGCACAGAACTGGGCCAGGACAACGACGAGTGCCCGGCGCACGACTGGTCGGAGGTGTCGTACCACGGATTCGCCAACGACGGCGACATGATCCTCTGCCGGGCCAACGCCCCGCTCGTCAGCCAGTGCTTCAAGTTCATCCGGATGGGCCGGAAGGCGACGATCCAGGGGCGGGACATCGGGCAGGGACTGATCAGCCTGATCCGCAAGCTCGGAAAGGACGACCCGAGCGTGGCGAACCTCGGGGCCGCGATCGACGACTGGCGGATGAAGCAGCGGGAGAGGGAGCAGTCCCGCCGCAACCCGAGCGACACAAAGCTCCAGGCGATCGACGACAAGGCCGACTGCCTGACCGTGCTGTGCGAAGAAGCGGAGACGGTGGACGCGGTGGTCAGGAAGATCGAGGCCATCTTTACGGACAACAAGGACGCGGTCGGCCTGAAGCTGTCCTCGATCCACAAGGCCAAGGGCCTCGAGGCCCACCGGGTCTTCCTGCTCCAGCCGGAGGGGGCCGAGGTTCTGCCGGCGTGGCTCGCGAAGAAGCCTGCGTGGGAGCAGCAGCAGGCGCGTAACCTGCTGTACGTGGCCGTGACCCGTGCGATCCAGGAGCTGGTCCACGTGTCCTAGTCGGAGTCGCCCGTGCGAAAACCCAAGGACGACCGGCACGTCTGGAAGGACGGCCGGTGCGAGCGGTGCGGCCGGCGGGAGTATCAGGTTCACAGCCTGTACGTCGGCTGCCTCCGCGAGCAGGACAGGAACCGGATCGCGGCGAACGCGGACGCCAGAAGCGGCAGGGTCATCAAGAAACTCAGCGGGGGAGCGTGATGGGTGCGACGAAGAGGTCCAAGATGTACCGGAAGGGTCCGAGGGGCGGGAAGCCGACCGACGGCACCGGGACCGTGGCGAAGATTGCCTTGTCTTCGGCACCGTGGGCGATGCTGCCGGACATCATGGGTGGGCCGATCTCTACGGTGGGGCACAGTGCTGCCTTAAGATACGCCGAGAAGAGGATGGCTGACCTACTGCCCAACAAGACGATCCTGCTGATGGACGACGCGACCAAGGACCGGCACGACGCCATCATCGCGGCGGGAGGCACTCTGGTCTCGGACGTCCACGACGAGAAGACGTACAGCGTCCCGGCCGACAAGTTGGACGAGATCATGGCCCTGTGGGGGCAAGGCCCGCTGACCGGAGAGAAGAAGTGAACCTGTCGTCGAAACCCCACGCCTCCCGCTACCCGTGGGGGGAGTGGTTCGCGAAGGGTGTGTTCTCGCTCCGCAAGGGGGTAGACTACCTGTGCGGGACCGGGACTATGATCTCGAACGCCCGCAACCGAGCTAGTAAACTAGGTCTGGGCCTGAGTATCCTTCCTTGGAAGGGTCAGGACGGGTTCACCGTAACCGTGAGGAGCCGCCGTGCCACGAAGAAAGATCAACCCGAAGCTGCTACCGATCAAACCCGAGCTGGCCGGAAAGAAGCTCGCGTTCCTCGGGCTTGACCCCGGAGCATCGGGAGGGTTGGTCTGGTTCATACCGGACCCGGTCCGAAGCTGCGTCAAGTTCACGACCATGCCGGAAACTGCGGGAGGCGTCATCGATTGGATCGCGGAGGCACTGTCGGACGTGCGGTACGGGCACAACGACAGCACGCACGAGGTCGTCGTCGGCCTGGAGAAGGTAGGAGGGTTTATGGGGAACGAGGCCGGGGACTCGGGTCCGAAGCGCAACCGCGCCGGTGCGCCGCAGATGTTCTCGTTCGGCCGAGGGTACGGTGTTCTGGAGTGTGCCCTGGCCGCGAACGGGTTCCATCGGAACGATGCGTCGTTCCACGACGTGACCCCGCAGGCGTGGCAGAAGTCGGTCGGGGTGAAGCGGGAGAAGGGTGAGAAGAAGCCGGCGTTCAAGACCCGCTTGCTCAACCGCGCCCACCAGCTGTTCCCACGGACCAAGTTCACGAAGGCGACGTGCGACGCGGCGCTGATTGCCTGGCACCTGAAACACACCGTGTACGGAGACATAAAATGAGTAACCCGATGACCCGCGAGCAGTTACTGCGAGAAATCGCCGCCAACAGGTTCTTCACGATGAAGAGCAAGTTCAAGGGCACCAAGGAGTACTCCAAGTTCCTGGTGGTGTGTAAGACGGCCGACGACCAGGTGACCCTCGCGGGGTTCATGTTCTCGGACGACGCCGAAGAGTTCTGCGAGTTGCGGCGTCGTAAATTCATCCAGGAACAATTGAGCGAGGAGCAAAAGTGACATCAGATCTGTTCGTCTGTATCGACCAGATGTCTGACCTGTGGAAGAAAGTGTCGAAGTGGGCGAAGTCCATATGCCCCGCCCCGATCAAGTGGGATAAGCTACACCTGCAACGACACGGCGAAGCGATCCGGCTGTTCTACGAGGACAAGGCGATCGAGGAGCAGACCTGGCTCAAGAAGGTCGAAGCCGTTGACGACCTATCGGCGTTCAAGGAGCGACTGCTGGCCGCGAACAAAGAGGAAACTCGGCGGGCGTCCGAGGCCCTCGACAAACTCGCACTGTTCGTCGCGAAGGAGATCGGATGACCCCGTTACAGTGCCACGTCGAGCGGTGGAAGAACGGCTGCGGGCACGACCTGTGCTCGAAGGCCCGCCGGATCGTCCTCGGTCGGGGTAGCGTGCCGTGCGACGTCCTGCTGGTCGGCGAGGCCCCCGGCCAGTCCGAGGACAACGTCGGCAAGCCGTTCGTCGGCCCAGCCGGCAAGCTGCTCGACAACATCATCGAGTGCAGCATCGGCGTCGAGAATAACGTGCGGCGGGCGAACGGACACCCGGAGCTGACCTACGCCATCACGAACGTCGTCGGGTGCATGCCCCGAGGCAACGCCGGGGCGAAGGCGGGCGAGCCGGACCTGGACCAGATCGAGGCCTGCATCCCCCGGCTCGAGGACTTCATCGCGGTCGCCCGCCCCCGGCTCGTGGTGTGCGTCGGTAAGATCAGCAAGGAGTGGCTCGAGCCGGGAATCAAGGGGAACGTGAAGTTCGACGCCCACGACCCCCGTAACGTGCGGAGGGTGGTGATCGACCACCCGGCGTTCATCCTCCGTGCGAACGTCGTGAACCAGGGGCTGCTGCGGCAGCGTGCGATAGTCACGATCGGGACGGCTGTCGAGGAGTTGACGTGAAGTACGCTGTCACGGCCCACGCGATCTTACGGTCGCGGAGGATCAGGGCCACGGGCCTGGCCGCGTCGGAAATCAAGAGACTGGCCGAGGGGTGCGTGCCGGCCGGTCCCGACCTGTCCCGAGCAGTCAAGGCGTGGTTCTCCAACTCGGACGAGCCTCGCGAGTCGTCGGCCGAGGTTATAGTCAGCGAAGAAGAGGACGCCGCGATGCTCGTTCTGCGAACGTCCTCGGACCGAACCCGGATAATATCCATCACGACCCTGACCAGGGTGAGGAACCGACATGTCACCGCAGAAACCGTCCGCGACGCAATCCTCGGTCGGAGACCGCCTCAAGGCGAAGGGGGCTAAGGTCGAGCCGAAGCGTGGCCCGCTGTGGGACGGCCCGCAGGCGAATACCCCGAACGGCGGGATAACGTTCTCGATGCTCTCGAGGTTCCTCACGTGCCGCGAACGGTTCCGGGCAGCGTACATCGACGGGTGGAAGGCGAACGACCACTTCAATCACAAGATAGAGTACGGCCAGATGTGGCACGCCTGCGAAGAGGCGCTGGCGAAGCACGGCGAAGTGAAGAATCCGACCGACCCACTCGCCCCACAGCCGTGGAACGGGCCGTTGTCCGAGTACTGTTACGAGTTGCGAGAGAAGTACAAACTCGACCGTGATGCGATTACGCACTGGGAGCACGTATGCAGCACCCAGTTCCCGCTGTACGTCGAGCACTGGAAGCGGCACCCGGACGTGAGGAACCGTACCCCTCTCCTCCAGGAGCAGGTGTTCGACGTCCCGTACACGCTGCCGTCGGGCCGCGTCGTCCGGCTGCGGGGCAAGTGGGACTCGGTGGACCTGATCCGCGAGAAGGGTAAGGACGGGATCTATATCCAGGAGAACAAGACCAAAGGGGACATCGATCTAGTCGCCCTCCAGCGGCAGCTGACGTTCGACCTGCAGACGATGCTGTACCAGGTGGCGGTGATCGAGCACCAGAAGGCCGGCAACCTATGTAAAATCAACGACGTCCTGGCCACGAACCTGACGCCGATCCCGATCCGAGGCACCCGGTACAACGTCGTACGTCGCCCGCTGAGCGGCGGGAAGGGTAGTATCGTCCGGCACAAGGCGACCGCGAACAAGCCGGCCGAGACGCACGAGCACTACTACGGGCGGGTGGCGGATGTCATCAAGGAAGATCCCGGCCACTTCTTCAGCCGACTGACCGTGGACGTGAGTCCGGCCGACGTGAAGGTGTTCCGCGAGACGTGCCTCGACCCGATTCTCGAGGCGGTCTGCAACTGGTACTCGGTGACGACGAGGCAGCCGATCACGCAGGATCTCCAGGACTGCCTGGTAAACTACGGGCACCACTGGCGGCACCCGTTCGGCGTGACGAACACGATCGACGAGTACGGCGCGACCGACCTGGACGAGTACCTGAACACCGGAAGTACGATAGGGCTGACCCGCCGCGAGAAGTTGTTCGAGGAGTTACAGTAGTGCAGACCCGACGATGGTACGACGCGACGCTGAACCGATTCCTTACCCTGGCAGACGGAGCCGACGACGATGCCCCCCCGACCCAAGATCCAGACACCAACACCGACTACAACCCGGATCAAGACCGCGCCGACGGCCCCTGACGACCTGTGGGGCACCAGCCTCATCAAGGCCCTGGTGTACGGCCAGAGCGGGTCCGGGAAGACGACCCTGATCGGCGACATCGCCCTGCACACCGAGGGGAAGACGATGTGGCTGCTCTGCTCCGGCGGCAAGAAGCCGGGCGAGCTGAAGTCGATCAACACGCCGGCGCACCGCGAGAAGATCGTTCCGAAGCTGGTGTCCTCGAGCGAGAAGTTCGAGGAGCACCTGCGGGAGGCAGGCGGGTACGAGAACGTCGTCCTCGACCACCTGACGGGGTTCAGCGACCTCAAGCTGAAGGAGCTGCTCGGGATCGACCAGCTGCCGGCGCAGAAGGGCTGGGGGATGGCGTCGCAGCAGACCTACGGCACCCTGGGGCTTCAGGTTAAGGAAAGCCTCCGTGCCCTCCTCAGTCTCGACGCAAACGTGTACGTCATCGCCCAGGAGCGGACGTTCAACGGCGGGGACGACGGTACTATCGACGGGATCAAGCCCACCATCGGCGCGGCCGTCACGCCCTCGGTCCTGAACTGGCTGGCCCCGGCGTGCGACTACGTTCTCCAGATGTTCAAACGACCGTTGTTCGTCGAGAAGGACGTGACGGTGGCGGGTAAGACCAAGACGGTGCGGGAGCGGGTGCTGAACAAGATCGAGCACTGCCTCCGCCTCGAGACGCACGACGTCGTGATGACGAAGTTCCGCGCCCCCAAGGGCACCGCGATTCCGGACGTGATCGCCGACCCGGATTACGCGAAGTTCATGGCCGCGATCAACGGGGAGTACGGGGGATGACGCCAAAGGACAAGCTGGTCGCACTGGCGAAGAAGATCGCGGCGGGGTACTCGAGTTCCGGCGACTGGGACGACGCCTACATCGGTCTTCAGGCCGAAGCTCAGTCGGCCCTGGACGCGGTCGAGCAGGAGTCGCGGACGTCGGAGGCGGCACGGAGTGGGTTCCGCGGGGGCACGGACGTTCTCAGGGGAACCGGGGAAAAGTCGGAGTCGTGACCCGCCCGTAAACGGGTACGGCGGGTACAGTTTCAAGAGTCTCACTCAACCTGTTAAGGAGCATCGAACGTGGCGGAAACCAAGGTCATCAGCAACCTGGCACAGCGACTCGCGGCGAAGAACGTGGCCGCGGCGCACGCGAAGGCGAAGGACGCCCCGGTGGACTACGGGTTCGGGGGCGGTCTCCCGGCCGGGATCGAGGGCGGCGTCGCCCGCCTCAGCGACATCAAGTTCGGGGAGTACCAGCAGGGCACGAACAAGGGCGAGCTGTACGTCATCCTGACCGGCATCGTCGAGCACCCGAAGACGTTCGTCGACTCCCTGGGTAACGAGCACGCGACCGAGGGCGGGCAGACTCGGGTCGGGCCGATGCCGCTGTGCGCGTCAGGCCAGGGCGAATACGCCAAGGCGTTCGACGACAACTGGGCGTTGTTCGTCAACGAGCTGAAGAAGCTGGACCCGGACGGCGCGGGGGCGATGGACCCGTCCCAAGTGCAGCAGTACTGCGACGCCCTGGTCGAGGTCGGGCCGAAGTTCAAGTTCCGGACCTGGAAGATCCAGAAGCGAGCCAAGACCGACCCGAAGTACAACGCCCAGTACGACGGCCCCGAGGCTCCAGAGCCGCAGACCCGGCACACGTGGAACGGCACCAAGGGCGTGGACCAGGACGACTCCGGCGGCGATCCTAGCGAGGGGTTCGCGGATCGCACCGAGGCCCCGACGCCGAAGACCGCCCCGAAGCCGCAGCCCGCACCGGCACCGAAGGCCGCGTCCCAGCCCACCCAACCGCCGAAGGGTCCGGGCACCCGACGGGCAGCACCGCCACCTCCCCCGCCGGAACCGGAGCCGGTGCAGTACACGGACCAGGGAGACCTGGAATCACTGCTCGAGCTGGCTAACGGCGGGGACGAGGCGGCTGCTGGGACGGCCATGGACCGGCTCACCGCGTTCGCGATCGAGGCCGGCAAGACCCAGCACGACGTGGACAACGCCAACTCGTGGGAGCAGGTGGTGGGGTGGATCCGGGCCGGCGAGTCGGGCGGGGGTGGCGACGGCGAAGGCGCGGCGGACGAGGGGTTCGTGCCGGCCCTCAACGGGATGTGTCAGTACACGATCCACGGCAAGGACGGAAAGCCGGTCGTGAACATCCGCACGAAGAAGCCCGCGCCGCCCGTCACGTGCGAGGTCAAGGCCGTGAACGGCAAGACCCGCAAGGCCGACCTCCTCAACATGGACGACGGCAAGACCAAGTACACCGGCGTGTCGTGGGACCACCTCGGTCCGGTGGACTGAGCAGGACCGCCGGGCGACCCGGGAGGACGTAAGATGACGGACGCCAGACCGCCGCCGTAGTTCCGACGAGCGAAGACTTACCGAAGTGAACCGCACCAGTATACGCCAGTGGGAACTGCCCGGCGGGGCCGACGTAACCGCGAACCTTAACGAGGGACGATCATGAAGAAATAACTTAGACTCTTGGGTGGGTACTGCCGGGTGCGTGACGTCTCGCCCCGGTTTTCGGTCTCGTAGCTCAGATGGATAGAGCGTCGGTTTCCTAAACCGAAGGTCGCGGGTTCGAACCCCGCCGGGACCACTATACGGAGGGACGACGATGGTAACCAGGGTGTTTCCGTTCAAGCGGACGAGCAGGAACAACCAGCCGGTCACGGACCTGCCGGAGGACCTAATCACCGTCTTCTGCTGGCTGTGCACCCGAGAGTGCGCGTGCCCGAAGGTCGCCGTGCCACTAAAGCCGTGGGAGTCTGCCCACAACGAGGTGCGCACGGCGATAAACATCGAGGACCTGAACCTGCGGGAGTTCCGGGGGTACAGGATCGCGGGCCGGGCGGTCTGTAGTGGATGTTACCACTCCGAGTTGGGAACACCACAGCCCGAAATGAACCACCGTACCGAGCCGCAACCGGCGGTCCCGGACGGGGAAGGAGAGGTGGTATGAGTAGGAAGACGAGTCTGTTGGCGTGCGGGTACGCCCTGGTGCTGCTCATGGGCGTGGCGGCGGACACCGCCCACGCCGGTCCCGACCCCCCACAGGGGAAGTACGGCATCACGATCAAGCTGAACGACGGCACCTGGGAAGAGGTCGCTGTCGGAGACCCGGTCATCTTCAATCAGGTCGGAGTCATCCCGCAGAACGGCGGGAATCCGACTTACGGCGTCGAGGTCCACGGGAAACTCAACCTGCCGAACCCGCCGGCCGGCGGCGGGTTTACCTGGCGCGTGCGGTGTGTGTCGTTCTTTGACCTGGACGACTGGCAGGAGGCGGCTGGCATCGCTGACCTTGGTGGCTGTGGTCCAATAGCATGGACGGGCCAGGTGGTCAACGGCGAGTGGTCGATGTTCTGTGTCCCCGAATTTGGCGTGTGGTGGCAGACGTTCCCCGGAACGTCTTACGCCGTGACCTTCCAGTTGGAGGTCAACGGTCCCGGGATCGGCGGGTGGGCTCCCGCCGTTACCGTGGTAGGGTATTTCAACGCCTGACCCACGCTGGCGAGGCGTGGACGGCCGACGGCGGGTTCTCAGGGGTGAGGGACGCCGTCGGTTTTCATCTAATAAGGATGTAGTCGTGCCGAAGATCCTGGCATTAGACACTGAGACGAGCGGGGTGGATTTCGGGCACGGCGCACGGCCGTTCGTGGTCACCACGTGCGACGAGAACAACGAGCAGCGGACCTGGGCGTGGTCGGTGGACCCAAAGACCCGCGAGGTGGACGCCCCGAACGACGAGATCGAGACGATCCTAGACCTGATAGCGTCGGCCGACGAGCTGGTCCTACAGAACGCCAAGTTCGACGCGACGGCCCTGAACGCCCTCGACCCCCGGTTCGGCGAGGAGTGGCCGTGGCACAAGACGCACGACACGCTGATAGCGGCACACCTGCTGCACTCGAACCAGCCGAAGAACCTGACGGCGCTCGGCATCCGGTGGCTGGGGTACGACGCGACGCCGTTCGAGGACGCCCTCGAGAAGGCCGTCAAGCGGGCACGTCAGATCGTGCGGACCAAGGCGTTCGTGACAAAGCACGGAAAGTGGGACATCGCGTCCGAGGACAACCCCAAGACGCCGAGCGCCGGCGAGGACACCTGGCGGTTCGACTACTGGCTCCCGAAAGCCGTGGCCGAGGCGGAGGGGTACGGGCCGGACCACGAGCACGAGAACTGGTATACGGTGCTCGAGGAGTACGCCCGGTCGGACACGGCCGTCACCCTGAACGTACACCGCCGGATGCAGCGGGAGATCCGCGACCGGGGCCGGGAGAAGCTGTACCGCGAGCGGTTGAGGCTGCTCGGCATCACGTGGCGGATGGAGCGGCGGGGCGTGACCGAGAGCGGCGAGTCGCACGACGCCCTGGTCGAGCAGTTCACCGAGGAGTCGGCCAAGGCCGGTCGCATCTGCGTCAACATCGCGGCCCAGTATCGAACTACGTGCCCCGACTGCACAGTGGAGACGTTGTTCTGCCCTACGTGTCAGAGGGACCGGGAAGTACCGTACAATCTCACACTTCCCAAGAACGGGGTTAACAACAGCCTGCGGTCGTTCTGCTTCGACGTGATGCGGCTGGAACAGCTGCGGTCTCCGAAGTCCAAGACGTCTGCACCGACGCTGGACGCGAAGGTGGCGATGCCCCACTACCTCGCGACCCTTCCCGTGGGATCACGGGAATTGACGTTCATCAAGAACCTGCTGGGGAAGCGCGCGAGGGACACGGCGCTCAGCTACCTGGAGTCGTACGCGAAGTTTCGGCTGCCAGTTATGGAGATGTTCGATGGCGATGACCAAGCACACCAAGGAAAGTTTCCTGAAGAAGGTGAACCGGAACGGCCCAATCTGTCCCCACAAGAAAACGAAGTGCTGGTTATGGACGGGCGGGAAGGACCAGGACGGGTACGGGGTGTGCTCCGCGAAAGGACAACGGACAGCCCACCGAGCGGCGTTCGCCCTGTTCGTGGGAGAAATCCCAACGGGGATGTGGATCTTACATCACTGCGACAACCCGCCGTGTGTGAACCCGGAACACCTGTTCCTCGGAACGCACCGAGACAACAGCAAAGACATGGTATCAAAGGGGAGACAAGCGAAAGGAGACAGAAACGGGTCGCGCCTACACCCACACACCAGGCCGAGGGGCAAAGACCACGCCTTGGCCAAGAATCGACAGTTAGCCGCGAGGGGCGAGGAAGTGCCGCTGGCGAAGATGACCGAAGACGGTGTGAGGAAGCTCAGAAGCATGTACGCGACGGGAAAGTGGAGGCAGAAAGACCTCGGCCGAGTCTTCGGGATCGTACAATCAACCGTCGGGGCGATTCTCCTCAGAAAGACGTGGGCACACGTGACCTAAGACGATGGTACAAGTTACATCCGTCCTACAGTATTTGTGGCAGCGACACGCTACGGTTCACGTGCCGCAACCCGAACACGCAGCAGATATCGAAGAAGGACGATGTGAACCTGCGGAAGGCGTTCGGCTTTCTCCCAGGGAGAGAGGGCTGGAGCCTCGACGCCAAGAACATCGAGCTGCGGATCCCGTTCTACAAGTGCGGACAGCAGGAGCTGATCGACTTATTCGAGTGCCCAAATGACCCGCCGTACTACGGGTCTAACCACCTGCTGAACTTCCACACGGTGTACCCTGACATCTGGGCCGAGGTCGAGCGGGAGGTCGGGGTCGAGAAGGCCGGGCCGACCTGCAAGAAGCGGTTCGCCAGCACCTGGTACCAATGGTGTAAGAACGGCGGGTTCGCGATCCAGTACAACGCCGGCAGGAGGACGGCCGACCTCGCGTTCCACAGGGACGGGTCGTTCGACCGGCTGAAGTCCCGGTTCAACAGGCTCGAGGCCCTGAACCGACAGCAGATCGCGTTCGCCAACAAATACGGGTACGTCGAGACGATCCCGGACCGCAGCGTGGACCCGGATCGAGGCTACCCGCTGGTATGCACCCGGACCGAGCAGGGTAGAATACTCGAGACGGTGCCGCTGTCGTACTACGTCCAGGGCACGGCGATGTGGTGGACGGCCCGCGCCATGGTCCGGGCGCAGGAGCAGCTGGACTACTGGCGTCGAACGGACGGGTTCGACGGGCACATCTGCCTCCAGGTGCACGACGAGCTGGTCCTTGACTTCCCGAAGGCCGCGAACCCGAAGACCGACCCGGCGAACTCCAACCTGTGGCGGATCCGGGTGATCCAGGAACTCATGTCCCTCGGGGGCGAGGACATCGGCATTCCGACCCCGGTGGGTGCCGAGTGGCACGAGAGTAACTGGGGAGAGGGTGTCACGTTATGATGTCGAAACTGGAACTCGAGCAGGCCGTGCAGGACCGAGTCAGTGTCACCGACGAAGAAATCATCGAGTGCGAATCCGACAACGAGGCCGAGAGGCTGGTCTCCGACGCGCTGGCCGAAGAACACCTCATGTACGACAAGGACTACAGCGGGTACGACCTACTCGCTATCATCAGGCAAATCCGCAACGAGGGCTGACATGAAGATCAACTGGAGGTGGCCCGCCGGACCGCGGCGACCGGATTACGTCCCGTGGTACGTCATCGGCTGGCGTGCGATGTGGGTGCCTCTGTTCATCGGTGGTAAGCTCCTGTCAGCCGGCGCGATCTGGGCGTCGACGCTGTCGTGGTCCGAGGCCGCGGACTGCTTCAACTCGGGGTACTGATATGCCGATCCCTACTCCCAGGAAGTGGCCGCGGGACTTGAAGTCGCTGCTCGACCGCCTGGTGTACTTCATTAAAGAGCGGGAGGAGGTGCGGCTGAAGAAGGAACTCGACAACCCTAAGCCGTGGACGGCGGACCCGATCCTACGGACGTACAAGTTCACCAACGTCCGCCGCATGGACGACCAAGTCAGTCGATGGTTGATGGATAACTGGTACACGCCGTACCGAGACCACCAGAACATGCTCGCGGCCGTGGTGCTCGCTCGGCACTTCAACCTGCCGAACTCGTTGACGAGGATCACGCACTGCGTGTTCGGGCCTGGCCAGCCTCGGTGGGACGCGGTCAAACAGATCATGCGGGAGTTGAAGAAGGGCGGGATGACGATCTTCAACGGCGCGTACATGGTCCGAGGGATCGGCACGGCCGACAAGACCGAGATGGTGGTTGACCGGGTAGCCCGACCACTGTTCGAAGCGTCGCAGAAGGAGCAGGTCGTCTACCGAACCTCTATGCAAAAGACCCACGAGGCGCTGACGCAGTTCTGGGGCATGGGGTCGTTCATGGCCGGCCAGGTCGTGGCAGACCTGCGGTGGGCGCTGAGCGGAACGTGGGCTGACCGTAACGACTGGGCTCCCGTCGGCCCCGGCTCGGCGAGGGGACTGGCCCGTCTGCTGTACGGCGACGAGTGGCAGGCCGTGGCACGCCGGTTCGCCGGAAATCAGGACGACTTCCTGTTCGACTTCGCCCCGCTGACGGGTAGACTGCGGAAGCGGCTGCCGAAGGACCTGTCAGACCGGCTCGAGGCCATGGACTTTCAGAACTGCCTGTGTGAGTTCGACAAATACAACCGGGCGCTGCTCGACGAGGGCCGTCCGAAACAACGCTACGACGGGGGCTGATCATGTTCTTCGAGATAGGGAGATGACGTGATTCTCAACATTCGCGGGACGCACGGCAGCGGTAAGAGCACGGTCGTGAAACGTCTCATCGAGAAATACGGCGGTCATGAGCTGAAACACCTCGACCCGAAGGGTAGGGAGAAGGTCACCGGGTACGCGGTGTCCGTCCCCTTCCTCAGGAAGCAGGTGCGTGTGGTCGGGCCGTACACAACAGCCTGCGGGGGGTGTGACGCGATCCAGCCGTACGAGCTGATTTGGCAGCGGGTCGAGACGTTCGCCAAGGTCGGGCACGTGGTATTCGAGGGGGCACTGGTGTCGTCGAGCTACGGCAACATAGGGCGGGCCAGCGAGCCGATGGGCCTGTCGTTCGTGTTCGCGTTCATGGACACGCCCCTCGACGTGTGCCTGGACCGCATCCGGCAGCGGAGGGAGGCACGGGGGGACACCCGCCCGCTTGACCCTAAGAACACAATCAGTAAGTACAACAACGTGGAGGGATCAATAACGAAGATCAGGGACGTGTTCAATCGTCGGGTAGAGATGATTGACCACCGTAACGCTCTCGGTGAAGTCCTGGCCCTACTGCTACGCGGGGACAGGGAAGGGGTATAGTAAGTCCGTGGTCGTTAACGAGATTCCCAACCTAGGAGTAAGTCGTGAGCATCAAAGTCGCCATCGTGGGGGTCGGCAACTGCGCCAACTCCCTGCTGCAAGGTCTCGAAAAGTACAAGCCGGTCGGCCCCGAGGAAAAGGTGCCCGGCCTCATGCACTCGTACATCGGGGGGTACGGCGTCGGAGACATTGAAGTCGTGGCGGCGTTCGACGTGGCGTCCACCAAAGTGGGTAAGGACGTTTCCGAGGCGGCGTGGGCTCGGCCGAACGACACGATCAAGTTCGCCGAACTCCGGCCCTCCGGCGTTGTGGTGAGTCGCGGGCCGACCATGGACGGGATTGGCAAGTACCTGCGGGACGTGGTCGAGGAATCCCCGGAGACACCGGTGGACGTGGCCGACGTGCTGCGGCGGTCTGAGGCCGAGGTCGTCGTCAACTACCTGCCTGTGGGGTCCGAAGACGCCGCCCGGTACTACGCACGGGCGGCACTCGACGCCCGCTGCGCGTTCGTGAACTGCATCCCGGTCTTCATCGCCTCGGACCCCGAATGGTCGGGGAAGTTCCGGTCCGCCAGACTACCAATCATCGGCGACGACATCAAGAGTCAGGTCGGCGCGACCATCGTGCATCGCGTCCTGACCACCCTGTTCGGGGACCGCGGAGTCAACATCCTGCGGGCGTACCAGCTGAACGTCGGCGGGAACACCGACTTCCTGAACATGCTCGAGAGGAGCCGCCTCGACAGCAAGAAGATCAGCAAGACGAACGCCGTTAAATCGGTGACCCAGGGTGAGATCGGGCCGGGCGACCTTCACGTCGGGCCGTCAGACCACGTCCCGTGGCTGACCGACCGTAAGTTCGCGTTCATACGCATCGAGGGTGCCGCGTTCGGCGGGGTGCCACTGGAGCTGGATCTCCACCTGCGGGTGTGGGATTCCCCGAACTCGGCCGGGGTGGTGATCGACGCCGTCCGGCTGGCCAAGATAGGTCTCGACGCCCGCATCGGCGGACCCCTGGCGGCGGCGAGCGCGTACCTGATGAAGTCCCCGCCGATGCAGATGCGGGACGACGTGGCTCGCGAGATGCTCGAGAAGTTTATCTCTTCGAGGGGCCGGTCGTGAACACCAACCGAGAGTTCCACGAGAACATGTTCGTCGAGTTCTGCCGCCAGGAGATCAGGTCCGGTGGTCCCGACCCGCACATGCGAATGGCCGAGGACCTGGCTCTCCGGAGCAAAGATCCCCTCTGGTTCGTGGGCGTCTACACCGCCCCCTACGTGGTGTCCACGGCGGCGGCGATAACCGGCGAGTACAACAGGCGTCGGGCCGTGTCGTACCCGGAATCCCTGGTGAAATGGGTTACGGCCAACTGGAGTCACCTGCCAATCCGTAAAGAGCGGAGAGTCAACGGCGTCGGGTCGGCGAAGTTGGCCGAGATTGTGTCGAAGTACGGCGAGTGGCTGTACGCGGGGGGCGTGGAGAAGCTGGAGGGAATGGACTTCCATGCCGCGTTCAAGGCCCTCGACCCGCCCCACTACGGCCGGTACTTCAAGACGAAACTGTACGAAGTCCTCCGCAGAACCCTGGAATCCTCGGGGCACAAAGTTCGGCTGCCGGAGATGCCCGACATCGTCCCGAAGGGCGGGGCACACCCCCGCAAAGCGTTGACGTTCTTCTGGCCCGACCACCAGTATAAGAGTGACAAGCCGGAGGACATCGAGGATGCCAACTCGAAGGCCGAGTACCTCAAGACGATGCTCCTAGATCGGGGCGTCGAGGTGGACTGGTTCGTCCTCGAGGTGCTCCTCTGCAACTACAGGCAGGCCGTGAACGGGGGACAGTACCCAGGCCGCGCCCACGACTCCGAGTACGGGCACTATGAGATCGTGAAGGGTCGGTTCCCGCAAGCCGCTGCCGACGTCCTAGCTTGTAGATCGAGGCTGTTCCCCCACCAGTACCTTGGAGAGGTAGGTGGCAGGTGGCAAGGGCGGCGGGCGGAACTCGGTAAGATTATGATGGCCCACGGGTACGTCTGGAACGACAGCGAGTACGACTACGCGGGCACTACGGACCTGGCTGCCCCCGCGAGGAACTCCGCATGAAGGTCATAGAGATAATTCCTAACCTGGTGACTCGAGGCAGGTTAGGATCTCATGTCACGGCTGGGGACGTGGAAGGGGTGGGGATCAAGAGGGTGTTCTCACTCTACGCCGGGGGGGAGCCGTGCCTGAAAGACCCGCCGTGGTCGGGCTACACGCACGCCCCCATGAGCGACGGGGCGGTGGTGGACCGTGAGTTCGTAATGCGTCTGGCCGAGGACGTGGCCAAGGGCGTGCGTGCCAAGAAGAAGACCCTGGTGATGTGCCGGGCCGGCAGGAACCGCACGGGACTGATAGTTTGCACGGCCCTCCACATCCTAAGGGGGATGACCGGAGAGGAAGCCCTGATGTTGTTTAGATCCCGCAGGCCGAGGGGGGTGGCTAATCCCGCGTTCGAGGCGTTCCTGCTGACGCTGAAGTGAACGAAAAGACCCCCGGCGTTTAACCGGGGGCCTCGAAGGTCGGAGATACCGCGGCCGGTCAGTCGGACTTCTTCGGGGCCTCGAGCATCTTGGTGAGGTTCAGGTTCTTACCCTTGGCGAGCAGGACGAAGACGAAGCCGCGCTTCTCCTCCTCGGCCTCGATTTTGTTGTACCCAGGCTTGACGCCGTGGTAGCCGTAGTGCAGGCAGTTGCCGACCGTCACGGCACCACCGCTCGCGGCACTGATCTCCTTGGCCGTGCCCCGGCCGATTTTCCGGAGGGCCTCGTAGAAGGCGACGCGGGTCGAGTTCCATGCGCAGTCCACGAGGGTCTTGGCTTCGTACCCGACCTTCTTCGGTTCTCCCTTAACCTTCTCGGTCTTGGCCTTCGGGGTCGCGATCTTCGTCTTCGAGGCCTTCTCCGCGACGCTGGTGCTGGACTTCGCCATGACGATGCTCCTAGAAACGGGTTGTGGAACGGACACTCGGGCGTTAGGACAACTTGGCGGCGACGATCTTCGGCTCGGCACCGGCCTTCAGCTTGGCCGCGTAGAACCGGCGGGCGGAGCCGTTGTCGGCGAACTCCTTGACCACCCGGTTCCCCTTAGCGGTGTACTCGACCGTGACCTTCGTAATTTTCGGGGCCAGTACGATACTGTTGAACACGGTACACTCCTTGGTTCGCCGCCGCCTTCGTTGCCTACACAGTAATATACGCCAACCACGGACCATCGTTACAGATGTTGCTGAATTTTCTCAAGAGTCGCGTAATTCTCCTGGCAAAAGTGAGGTACAATGTCTAGAATCCACACGATCCTGCTCGACCTCGACTGCGGGAAACTGGTTTTGGGTAACGGCGAGAGCGTGTTACCGAGAGCCGCCACTCGGTTTGCGTCCAAGTTCAAGGAGGTCAGCAAGAAAGAGTGTTGGGAGTACCCCGGAGTTCAGGTAGACGGGTACGTTCAGGTCAGGGCCACCAAGTCGGGTAGGTTTTGCCAAGCTCACCGGCTCTCCTGGATGATTTACAACGGTAAGCCTGTGCCGGCCGGATTGTTGGTACTGCACGAGTGTGACAACCGACGGTGCGTCAACCCTCACCACTTGTTCTTGGGGACGTACAAAACGAACGCCGAAGACAGAGAGAAGAAGGGCCGAGGAAATCAGCCAAAAGGTGAAAGAAACTGGGGATCGGTGCTGACAGACGACCAAGTCCAAGAGATAAGGAGGCTCTACGTCAAAGGTAAGAAGGGTAACACCAAGATGTTGAAAAGAATGTTCAACGTAACTCAACCCACTATTTATCGAGTAGCCAACTACTTAGGATGGAAGCACGTATGAAGGTTCACACGATTCTTTTGGACTTGGACTGCACGCTATGTGATTTCGTCGCCGGGTGCGCGGCCGAGTGGGGCCTGACCGTCGCCGAGGTCATGAAGCACTGGACCCCAGGCGTGTACCCGATGAACGAGGCCATCGGCCACGCCTTACACGCCAAAGACGAGCGGGACGTCAAGAACATATCGACGGTGGGGTACTGGGCCGTTCCGAAAGAGGCCGTCACCGACGCCGTGTTCTGGGCCAGACTGAACGGCAAGAGGGTGTTCTGGGAGAACCTGCCGAAGCTGCCGTGGTGCGACAAACTCGTGCGGGAGTGCCGCGGGCTGGTTGGCGAGAAGAACGTCCACGTCGTATCGTCACCGTCGTGGTGCCCGAGCAGCTACGAGGGTAAGGTGGCGTGGCTAAAGCGGGAGTTCGGGCCGAGGTTCAACAACTTTGCCCTGACCCCGCACAAGGAGCTGTTCAGCAGGCCCGGCGTGGTCCTGATTGACGACAACGAGCAGAACTGTGAGACATTCACGACGTGGAGCACCGACCACCAACCGGGGCAGGCTATCCTCTTCCCAGCTCACCACAACAACCAACACCGGCTGAAGGACGACCCTCTGCCGGCCGTGCTCGAGGCCCTCGACCTACTTATGTGAGGAGACGACGATGCACCTGAAGACTCGGAACGTCAACACGGCGTTCAAGACCCTGGTGGAATTGTTCCAGGAGGGACGGATCGAAGCCAACCCAGACCGCCCCTCGAGGGTGATGGCCGAACACATCGAGGCCCCGATCGTTCGCCGGCCGTCACGCAACGGCCACGTGATGGTCATCGACGAGCCGGTGACGATCACCTACACTCACCCCCGCGAGCGTGTCCTGTTCAACGCGGCCCGCGACGCGAACCCCTTCTTCCACATGTACGAGTCGCTGTGGATGCTCGCCGGCCGGAACGACGTGGCACCGCTCGCGTACTACGCATCCCGCATGAAGGAGTTCAGCGACGACGGGAAGACGTTCAACGGGGCATACGGGTATCGGTGGAGACACGCGGCCGGGGGGAGCACCAACAGCGAGTACCCAGGACAACCTTCCAGGTACGACCAGCTCTACGTGATCGTCAACCACCTCAAGGCCGACCCGAACAGCCGCAGGGCCGTGCTCCAGATGTGGAACGTGGAGGACGACCTGCTGAAGATCGGGCGTAAATCGGTCGAGTGTGACCGCTGTAAACGGTTCAAGCATTTGGCTCAGTACGACGAGGGCAGATGCGAATGTCAACAGGCGGTGGCCGGCTCCAAAGACGTGTGCTGCAACCTGTCGGTGATGTTCTCGCTGCGGGAGCCGAAGGTCAACGTTCACGGATACGCCGATAAGTATCTCGACATAACCGTGACGAACCGCAGCAACGACCTGATCTGGGGCTGCCTCGGGGCGAACTTCGTACATTTCTCGTTCCTACAGGAGTATATGGCGGCGCAGCTCGGGGCGGAAGTCGGTAAGTACCACCACTTCAGCAACAACCTCCACGTGTACGACGACCCCGGCAACCCGAAGGTCGCCCCGTGGAGGCCGGAGGAATGGCTCGCGGCCGAGAACCCCAACGCCCTGTCCTGTAACGGCAACGCCCTGTCCTGTAACGGCGGGTACGGATGGGATATCGGGGCGGTGAACCCGGAGAAAACCGTCCCCTTCGTCCGCGACCCCGAGACGTTCGAGCAGGAGCTGCCCAACTTCGTTCGACTTCACGACGGGTCGGGTTACTACGGGCACCCGGTTCACCACAGTGAGAAGGTGTGGGACGAGCCGTTCCTGGAAACCGTGGCCCGTCCGATGCTCAACGCATTCCACCTGCACAAGATCAAGGCGTACGACAACGCTCTGGCCTGGGCGGGTAGGATCAGGGCGGACGATTGGAGGACCGCCGCCGAGGGGTGGCTCAACCGAAGGAGGAAGAAGTGAGCGCGAACGACCGACAAGTCGCAGGCAACCACTACCGAGAGATCGCGGAAAAGGCCGGCGCTCCTCAACACTGGGACCTGATGTGGTCCCTGTACGGCGAGGCCTGGTTCGTCGGCTGCGTCACGAAGTACGTGTTGAGGTACAGGAAGAAGAACGGGGTCGAGGACCTGAAGAAGGCTCAACACTACCTGGAGAAGCTCATCGAGTTGGAGACGGCCGCCGAGAAGCGGAAGGTGGTCGTGACCTGTCGTCCGGACGGGCCGAAGTTCACCGAAGCCAAGATGGAGGCGTGGGAAGCGTGCTGCGAGTGCGGGAAACTGTACCCGCAGGTGGACCTGCACGAAGACGGATATATCTACTGCCCCGAGTGTCGCAAGAAGCCCGAAATGACCGGACGTTCGTAACCCCAAGTGAGGAGTGACCATGGACCCCACCACGTACCAAGCCTTGTGCGCCCGAACCGAGTGCGTACAGGAGAACAGCCTGATCCGCATGCGCGGGTACGGCGGCAACAACCCGTCCCCGTGCGAGAACACGGCCCTGTTTCTCGTGCCGATCCGCCTGAACCACGCCGTGATCGGGTTGGGTAGCGAGGCCGGCGAGCTGATGTCGCTAGTCCAGAAGTGGATCTACTACGGTAAGTTCGCGGGCGACGCGGTCGCCGACGCCGGGTGCCTCCCCGTCAAGGTGCGGGACAACGTGGCCGAGGAGATCGGCGACGTCCTGTGGTACGCGGCTCTGGCGTGCAACGCGGCCGGGCTGAGCCTACAGGCGGTGATGGAGGCAAACATCGCCAAGTTGCGGGTCCGCTACCCGCAGAAGTACACAGACCTACTCGCGGCCGAGGAGAACCGGGACCGCAAGGCCGAGGCGGAGGCGATCGACGAGAAGCGTCTCGTAGCCGCGATAAAGGCTGCGGAAGACGGCGAGAAGTATCGGACCAGGCACTGCGTCCCAGGTGTAAGGCCCCCGGAGCCGAAGTACCGTCTGCCCCGAGGGAACTACACCTGCGGCTGCCCGTTCACGTACGAGGTCAGCGGGCAGAACGAGCCGATGGTGGTGGGGTTCTGTGACAAACACAACCACCCGATGGACAACGCCAGCGTGAAGACGGAGGACATCAGAACTCCTGAAGACGTACTGCGGCAGCGTAAGAACGCCGTGGGCGGCGGCTGTTGTGAAAGGTTCGCCGATCAACAGGGCTGCGACTGTCTGTCCGAGGCCGAGAAACGGAGGAGCATGAAGTGACGAGCGAGGAAACGACGCCCGAGAAGCTGCGGCCCTACGTCAGTCACGGGCTGGACTTCACGGCCAAGGTCGGCGAGGAGCACGTGGCCGACTGCCCGTTCTGCGGGAAGACGAAGAAGTTCTACGTCTCCGGGGACGAGGGCACGTGGCAGTGCAAGTCGTGCGGGTCGGGGTCGGCCAAGGGCGGGGGGAACGTCTACACGTTCCTCCGCCTGCTGCACGAGGCGTCCGGCGGGACCGACGCCGAGTACGAGCAGCTGGCCTCCGAGCGGGGCATACTAAGTCCCGCGTCGTTCCGAGAGTGGGGGGTCCGGAAGCACCTGCTCACGGGCGAGTGGTGCATTCCGGGGTACAACGCCAAGGGCGGGGTGGTGGACCTGTACCGCTACTACATGAAGAAGGACGAGAAGAAGCCCTCGTTCCACGTCACCTGGGGCATGAGGCACGGGATGCACGCGGCCGGGAACGGGCACCTGGCGTCCGACTTCTCCCGCGCCGACGTGGTGTACGTCAAGGAGGGGCCGTGGGACGCGATCGCGTTCTACGAGGTGCTGCGAAGGGGCAAGCCGGGGGACAACGGCGGGGTCGTCCCCACCGGGAACCTCGACGTGTCCCTAGCCCGTAATGCGTTCGTCCTCGCGGCTCCTGGGGCGGGGGTGTTCCGGGAGGACTGGGCCGACGCCTGCGCCGCCAAGGACGTGGTGCTCGGGTACGACAGCGACCACCCGCGGAAGCTGAGGACAGGGCAGGAGTCGCGGGTCGGGTGGGACGCCATGAAACGGGTCACGGGGGTACTCGCCGGACGTGAGCAGCCGCCGAAAACGATCCGCGTCGTGAAGTGGGGGCCGGACGGGTACGACCCCGACCGCAAGAGCGGGTGGGACGTGAGGGACCACCTGTCGGCCGGCGGGGAGGGGCTGCGGCCGAGGCTTAACCAACTCGGCGACCTGCTGGCGAAGATCCACCCGGTGCCGTCCGACTGGATACCGGGCCGCGCTCGGGAAACGGTAAAGGCCGGTCGGACCGACGTACAGCCGCTGCCGTGCTCGGACTGGCAGGTACTTCGCACGGCGTGGGTGGGTGCCCTCAAGTGGACGCCCGGACTCAACCGCGCCCTGGCGTGCATGCTCGCGTGCGTCGCCTCGACCGACCTCCCGAAGACGCAGCTGTGGTTGAAGGTGGTGTCCCCGCCGGCCACGGGCAAGTCCACGTTGTGCGAGGCCCTCGCGGTGGCGAAGCGGTGGGTCGTCTCTAAGTCCACCCTACGCGGGTTCCACTCCGGCTACCGGGAATCGGCGGACAAGGGCGAGGACAACTCCCTGCTCGCCGAGGCGATGGGTCGCACCCTGGTGACCAAGGACGGGGACACGCTCCTCCAGGGGCCGAACTGTGCCCAGGTGCTCAGCGAGGGCCGGGACGTGTTCGACGGGGCGAGCCGTACCAGCTACCGCAACAAGGCCAGCAAGGAGTACGAGCAGTTCCGCCTGACGTGGATCCTGTGCGGCACGGCCAGCCTGCGGGCGCTCGACTCGTCGGAGCTGGGCGAGCGGTTCATCGACGTCGTCATCATGGACCGCATCGACGACGAGATGGAGAGGGAGGTCAGTCGCAAGGCCGGGTTCGGGATGCTCGAGGCGGTGAAGGGTGCGGCGAGCGGGGACGTGACGGTCAACGCCCGCGAGCTGCTGGCCAAGCGCCTCACAGGGGGGTACGTCGATTACCTCCGCGTGAACGCCCGGAGCCTGTTCGCCGCGATCGAGATGCCGGACGAGGTCATCGACCGCTGCGTGACCCTGGCCCAGTTCGTGTCGTTCGCCCGCGCCAGGCCGTCGAAGACTCAGCAGGAGGAGGCGGTCAAGGAGTTCAGTACCCGCCTCACCGAGCAGTTCGTGAGGCTCGCCTGCTGCCTGACGGTGGTGCTGAACAAGACGACGCCGGACGAGCAGGTGATGGACATGGTGAGGGACTGCGCGCGGGACACGGCCCGTGGGCGCACCATGAACATCTTCAAGTTCCTCCACCGGGACAACGACGTCGGCGTCACCATGGACGGGCTGATCAAGATGAGCGGGGAGAAGCCCTC